GAAGGCGATGTTTCTGCTGAGTCAACAATAATAGTTAAAAATGGTTGTGAGTTAATAATAGAAGGTGGTAGTCTGAGTACTAATACACCTACTATGAGAGAGGTTCTTGAAGTACCATGTAGCCTAGATTTGACTAAGACATATACAGATGATAAAGGAAAGTTCACTTATAGATTAAAGTAAGTTATGGTAAAAACTAAAAGAGGAGCTCGTAGTTTAAATTTATTCTGCGGGCATACTTTGAACGATAAAGAACAGGAGTATTTAATACGTGCAACAATGGCAGAATTCGAAAAGCCAAAACACATGAGATGTACAGATTTAGATTTAGTTAAAGAGACTAGAAAGGTTATAAAGTATAACCAAAAATGGTTAATTACATAAATAATCAACACTTACTTATATCCATCAGACAGCTACTGTAAACAATGTGCATTAATTTGTGTAGATGAAATATAGGAAATTCAATTTAAATTTTATGGTCAAGATAAGGAATTTACACTTTATTACTTAGAAGTTAAGTAAGAAATAATTAAATTATGGCAAAAAAGAAAATTAAAATAGAAATAACTCAGCATGATGTAGATCAATTACAAGATGCATTATCATTTTACAATGGAGCAGTAGTCTTCAACTGGACTTATGATGATATAGATGTAGAAATATCTGTTGAGTAATAATCTATCTAAGCCAAAGCTATTGAGGTAGAAATCAGGAAGCCTCACATTCTGTGTAATGTCGTTCCTGAAACCATTCAGTTGGGTATAAACAGAATAGTGAGCTTAGATGTAATATTAAGAATAGAGTGGTTCGAATCAACGAATACCCTTGTAGGATGCAGTCGATACGCATGTTAAACGGCAATTCTGGTAGTTAGTTCTCATTAGTGGGCTGCAGGGGTATTATTTTTCATTAACCAAAAAAACAAATAAAATGAGACAAACATCAATAGATTGTTATCATCAAATAAAAAGAGAAGGTTTGTTGTCTGAAAGAAGATTACAGGTTTTAGAATCAATGGTATCAAAAGCTCCCTGTACAGCAGGAGAGTTAGAACAGTACATGAATAAGAGATTTAGTATTAGAGGCGGATGGAAACAATTATCAGTACTAAGAGATCAAGGAGTAGTTACAGAGATAGGAACAACTAATTGTAGTATTACAGGTAGAAATGTAATACAATGGGATATGACAGGGAATTTACCTGTTAAACCTAAAAAAAAGAAACCAGCAAACCTCAACAAATGTATCGACTATTTAATAGAAGGTATGGATAAAAGAGGTTGGGATACAATAAGTAAATTAATGTTAATTAAATTGAAAACGGATGTTAAGGAAAAGAAGACCACCAAGATGGGATCTCAAGTCTGAAATAATCCAAAATCATATTATTAACGATAGAGGACTTATTTGGACATCATCTAATGGTAAATCACAGTCAATAGCAGTTATGGATACAAACCATATAAAGAATGCTATTGCTAAGTTTGAACGAGGTGAATTAGAGAATAGAAAGAGCATTATTCCAGTTCTTAAGATGGAATTACAATACAGATCAGTCTGTGAAAAAAAAGAAACAAATGAACAACAAGGAAGCAGAGAAGTCAACGATAGCGTTTACGGACTTCAAGTCTAGCGTTACGGTATTAGAATTCGAATCAGTAATGGCACTTGCTGATGAAGAATACTATAAGTTAAATAAGGTATCTGAGAGTAAGATCAAGTTTGAAAAGAAAGCTGAGGAGAGTTTAAATCAGATTAAAAGTCAATCTGATCAAATGCCTCCTGGACTACTTGAAAAACTATTAGAAGGGCTTGAGCGTAGAGCCAATAAAGAAGTATTCATTCAATTTGATAAAGAAATCAAGAGACATGTAGCTGTTACTGATTTCCTTAATAGATTCAGAAGTACTGATGACCAGTTGGAATATTTAGATTTTAAACCTAAAAACAAGAAACAAGATGGGAATATTTAGTAGAAGAAAGATTAATGATGAGGATAGACTTGATAAGATATCTGAAACACTAAAAGAGCTAACAAAAGAAAATTCAGGCTTATCAGCTTTGTTCTTCTTTAAGACCAAAAATGGAGGTTCTTCATTTCTTCAAGGAGATGCAAAAGATATACATAAAATGTTAGCAGCAACAGCTCAGCAGGACAGTTCCTTTGCAACTATAATAAAAATGGTTGCAAGAGATATTGAAGGTGCTGGACTTGATTTAAAAATGCCGCAAGAGCTAAAGGATGTATTGTTAGGTAATAAAAAGAGTGGTTTAATTGACCTTCCAGGTGGACATAAAGGAATAGCACTTGATCCAAATAATATTGATAATATGACCGAGAAAGATGTTGATGATATCATCAAAGGTATCCTTGGTAAAGATACAGACGACGACAAATAATGCATCCTAAGAATAGGATACAATCTAAAGCTGTTCAATTAAGTAAGAAACATAGGTTTTTATGCTTAGAATGGGCTACTGGTACTGGAAAGACACTAGGAGCTATTAAGATTGTAGATGACATTCTTAAAGACAACCCTGAAGCAACAGGATATTTAATCTGTAAAGAGAGTACACATAAAAAGAATTGGCTTTTAGATATCAAGAAGCATAAGAAGACTAAAGTTGGTAAATCAATGAAAACAGTCTTATATGCATCCTTGAAGAATCAAACAAAGAAAGCTGATTTCGTAATACTTGATGAGTGCCATGCATTGACACAATTGAGGATTAAAGCCTTGAGAAAAATATTGCAAAAGGGCACGAAGATTATATTTCTATCTGCTACTATTCCAAATGAGAAGAAATTACTAATAAATGAATTATGTGCAAACAGAATACATTATTATATAATTTCATTGAATAAAGCATTCGAATTAAAACTATTACCAGAACCTAAATTGGTTGTGCATAGAATACATTTGAATAAGGATATAGTTAGAGGGAAGTTATGGGAATATACAGCAAGAAAATCCAAAGGTAAGATCACTAAGTATTGTAAGCATAAAGACCTGTTCATGACCATGAAGAATTATCCTAAAGATGTAGGTATAGTTTGTCAAGGTACTGAACAGGAGCACTATGATGCATTAACAAAACAAATGGTGTATTATCAAGGGTTGTCTGAGGATACGGAAATTCCTTACCCGATCAGAACAGGATGTAGGAATAAGTTCCTAAACATAGCTTCAGGCAGGAAGAAATTCATAGCTGAAGTTAAAACACAGAATGTGAAAGATTTGATTAAGGAATTCAGACTAGATGATTCAAGATTTATTTGTTTCACTGGATCAATAAAGCAAGTTAAGGAACTTGGTGCAGACAGTGCAGTACACTCAAAGAATAAGAATGAAGTTAATCAAGGATTAATTGATTGCTTTAACGACGAGGTGTGTAATGAGCTATTTGCAGTCAAGATGCTAAGAGAAGGCATTAATCTAACGAATATAGAAAGAGGTATTATCACACAATTAGATAGTGGTATTGGTTCTTTCTTTCAAATGTTAGGTAGATGCTTAAGACATGAGTTTCCAGAAATGCATTTACTTGTAGTTCAGGATACTCAGGATGTAGTCTATTTTAAGAAATCAATGAATAATTTTAATGATAAATTTATAACATGGAGATAAATGGATAATATTACAATCCCGGTTGATGATATTGTTAAGAACAAGATATCAATAAATGAATACTTAATACTTTATAATATTGCAAATGGGTTTGTAATAACTGGAATTTTAGAAACCAGTCTTCAAACCCTTTCGGGACTAGAAAGTAAAGGATTCATAAAGATGAGTAAAGAAGGTGTATTTCTTAGAGATAAGTCATCCATATTCTTTGCAATGAATGATGATCTATTTGTTAAGTGGTTAAGAAACTATCCTACTTCTGTTAAAAAGAAGTTTGGTGGAAACAGAGCATTGTCTCCAGCAGACGAGAATACCATCCTTGGTAAGAAGCTAAGGAAAAAATGGGAATCGATGTTCAAGAAAGACACGCATAAGCAACAAATAGCAATTAGAGTACTGGAGTTAGAAGTTAAAGACAAAACTAAATCTGGTGATCTTGAGTATATGGTTGAGGCTACGCGTTGGTTGAATGAAGGTTATCATGAAAAGTACTCCTATTTAATAGATCAGGATGCAGGTGATAATAAATACGCTAACGAAGATTATATGTAATTATGTATAAAATAGATACAAGAGAATGAAATCAATTAATTATTTAGCATTAGGGTTGGCGATATGTATATCCTCACTAATATGGCTACCAGTTTTGGAAAGATATCCTTTCTATTTCTTATGTCATTTGCTTTTAGGATTAGGTTTTATAATTAAAGCAATTAATAAAATTTTATAATTATGGCGAGAGCGTTTAGATGTAAAAGTTGTGGTACTGGATATAGTACTACTGGTAAAGATGTACCACCAAGCCCAAATTGGGATGATGGACATGTGTGTGAGATGGTTGAAGTTGAATCTAAACTTAATGTTAAAGTTGAGCAAGATCCTTTCATGTTATCTCAACTAACAGAAGAGGAGAGAGATGCAAGAATGAAGAATATTGGGCAGAATGGCAATACAGGAGAACACTATGGAGGAAAATGAAAGTAAGCCAGTTGGAAAAGTCAGACGAAGGGTTGATGAGCTTAAGCATATCAAATCCAATAAAGATTCAGGGCAAATCTTTTGCATTCCATTCACAAATTACCCTAAGTTATCATTATCAGTTCCAGGAGTAGTACCGGGAATGATTCAAATGGTAACTGCAGGTTCAGGTGTTGGTAAGACTCAGGTTACAAAAGCACTCTACGTTAGAGAGCCTTTGGAATACGCGTTAAAGAATAATCTTAATTTAAAAATATTCTATTTTGCATTAGAAGAATCTGAACAAGAATTTATCGATACTATGATATGTAATTTCATATCGTCAAGATGTAATATTCAAATGGATCTATTAACACTTCAAGGATTTAGAGAACAATCTCTTCCTCAAGATAAAATGGATTTAATTGATACACATATTGACGATGTTGAGAAGTTACTTGAAAGAGTAGAGATAGTTGATTCAGTGTATAATCCCACGGGTGTTTATAAATACTGTCGTGATTATGCTGATAAGAATGGTACACATGTATATGACGACAGAGAGTTTATTAAGAAGAAGAGTGATGGTACAACCTTTAAAGAAGTTGTAAAGGTTTATTCTCATTATATTCCTAATGATCCTTCTGCTTTCACAATAGTAATTGTGGATCACATGAGTCTATTAACCCCTGAGAAGATAAAAGGGACAACAAACATGATGAGTCAGCATCAAACTATGGCACATTGGAGTACTAATTATGCGTTAAAGCAAGTGACTAAACACTGGAATTGGGCTGTTGTAAATGTAATACAGCAAGAACAATCTGGAGAGAAGGAACAATTTACTAACAAAGGAGAGAGTATTCAGAAAAAGACTGAACCCTCATTAGCTAGTTTTGCAAACAATAAGGAAATACAAAGAGATGCTAAAGTTATTATCGGTGTTTATTCACCAGACAGGTATGGATTTGACGATTATCATGGATATGATATCAGAAGATTCAGAGATACGTTTAGAGCTGTGAAAACCTTAAAGAACAGGTTCGGAGCACCAAACAAGTATGTTCATTTCTTATTCGATGGTGCAACAAATAGATTTAAAGAGTTGCCAAAAACAGATGAAATAGACAAGCTAGCTCCTTATGAGAATGCTGCGGATAAACTATTGGGGAGAATAAGCTCTCCAAGAAAACCTAAAAATTTCGGAAATTAAATGGAAACATTATATAAAAAAGACAGTAAAGGGAAACTTAGGTTTCTTGATATTGGTACAGATGGTTCAACTATCGTGCAAACTTCTGGATTAATAGATGGTGCTCATACAACGAATGTTAGTCAATGTGAAGGAAAGAATATTGGGAGATCCAATGAAACTACACCTGAAGAACAAGCGGAGTTAGAGGCAGCAGCTAAAATCCAAAAGAAGTTAAAAGAAGGATACTTTGACAATAGAGTTGATGCCATAAATAATGTGGTATTACTTCCTATGTTGGCCAAAGTGTTTGGGAAAGAAGAGAAAAAGGTAATATATCCTTGTTTTGCTCAACCTAAGTTGGACGGAATGAGAGGCCTTGGTAGTTGTGATCATAAAACCTTAACATCGCGTTTAGGTAATGATATTTTAACACTTGATCATATCATAAATGCATTACCAACAGTTGCAGGTTTAACACTTGATGGAGAATTGTATGCTCATGGTGAAACATTCCAAGAGAATATGAGAATGATTAAGAAGTATAGACCAGGTAAAACTGAGTTAGTGAAGTATCATGTATATGATATTATTTCTGATATGCCATTTGCTGATAGAATAAATATGGTTAAGGATGCTTGTATTGGGAATCCTATGATAGAAATTGTACAGACTGTTCATATTCCAAATAAAGAGAAGTTAATGGAGTATCATGCTCATAACATCTCTGAAGGATACGAAGGAACTATTGTTCGTTGGGGAGATGAAGGATACAAACTTAATGGAAGAAGTAGTAATTTATTGAAGCTGAAAGATTTCTTTGATTTGTCTCTACCATTGATGGACGTAATACCTTCAGAGAAAAGACCTGATCATGGCAAACCTTTATTCTTCTGGGAAGGAGCTAAAGATAATACTATGGGTGCTGGTATTGCATTATCTCATGATGAGGCTAAAGATTTATTAGAAAACAAACATTTACATATAGGTAAGACTTGTGAACTTAGATTCTTTGAGAAATCAGATACAGGAGTTCCAAGACATCCAACTATGTATGGTTTTAGACTTGATAAATAATGCAAGTATGTGAACAATGTAAGTCTGATAAAGTTCAGACTAAAGAGTGGGTTGAGCTTAATTCTGGTAAAAGAATGGGAACAGCTTCAGAAGAAAGTTCTCATTTTGACAAATGGTGTCCAGTATGTGAAGATCATGTTTTATTCGTAGAAAAAGATAAATAATGGAAGGATTAAGATATAATAATGGTAAATTAAAATGGAGTCTAGTGTCTTGGAAGGCATTAGCTCCTATGGTTAGAGTATTAATGTTTGGTGCTGAAAAGTATGACGATCATAATTGGAAGAAAGGACTCAAATATACAGAAATATGCGAGAGCCTTCAAAGACACTTAAATGCTTTTATTGATGGTGAAGAGAATGATCCAGAAAGTAAGTTGTCTCATGTTGGACATATATTGTGTAATGCAATGTTCTTGTCTTATATGAGTATGTTTAAGAAGGATATGGATGACAGGTATATTGATCCTAATACTGCTTCTCCAAAAGAGTTCATGGATACTGATGAATATAAGAGTTATATTTTATCAGAATAAGTAACGTAACCAGCGGTTAGTTACCCGCATTAATAATTTAAAAAATGAAGAATAAATCAAGTTTTGTAAACGGAATAAAGATAATGATATTGATATCATTAAGCTTTATTGCATTTATAGGTTTAATAGGAATAATATCACATTTAATATGCAGATAAGAGAATATAAATTACCGTTTAAAGCAATATTAGCAATTGATTTTGACCTTACTATATGTATGAGTCATTATCCTGCGTTGGGAGAGGAAAGAGATAATGCTGGTAATATTATTAGGAAATTAGTTCAAGAAGGATATGGAATTGTGATTAACACCTGTAGAGAAGGATTGGCTTTAGCTGATGGCATCCACTGGTTAGAACATCACAAAATACCATATCACTATATGAATTGTAATTTCCCACATTTAATTAGCATGTTTGGTGCAGATTGTCGTAAGATTTCTGCAGATTTATATATTGATGATAAGTGCCTAACTGGATTGCCCAGTTGGTTAGAAATTTATAATATTTTAGATAATAGAGAATGGCAAAAGTAGAATTAGATATCAGTGAATATGAACTGATGAAAGAAAATGCTAATCTTCTTGAGAAATCTCTGAAAAGAGAGAAGAAGTTAAATGACAAGTTGGATAAAGCCAACAAAGAGAAAATTGAAGCTCTGAAGTCTAATGAAAAGATTGTTACTATTGTTCAAAGGAAAAGTGTCTCAACTATGGTTAAGACTCGAATGCCTGTTGTTGACATTAGAAGACATCTTAACCTTAAGATTAATCAAGTTATCAGAAGAATTATTTCTGAAGCTCAAGGTGGAATGCATAAGAATTCAAGATTTATGGGTGATACTGATCATTTCGGGATGCATCGTGGTAATCATGAGCCATTGAGACACATGACTCGTGATTTAGATCATTTAATTGATTATGTTAGTCGTGAGTATGATTTCAATGCAGAGAATTTACATGATTTATTTTACAAGGAAGATCAACAGGTTACTGCTGATCATCCTGAAGAAATAACAATGCGAGGTCTTGACCAAGTTTCTGCTGATATGAAAGCTGAAGCACTTGATGAGTTGAAGAAAAACGCAAGAGAAGCCTTAACTCTTAATCCAATTTTAGAGAAAGAAGCAAGAGACGCGAAGGATGAATTAGAGAAGACTCAGAGGGCATTAAAATCTGCAAAAAGTGTTAGTACTAAGAAATCTCAAGAGATTGAGGAACTTCTTGATGAAAATGCTAAAATTCAAGGACTTATCAAAGATAATGCAGTGAAATTAACTCATATAAATTTGGTAGTTTCACCAGAAATCACTAAATTTGGTAACAGAAATAAATTACTAGAGATTAAGCAAATTTTAAGCGTTAAAGATGAGTAAAACAGATTTTTTTAAAAGAAAGGAAGTTGATAAAATTGAGCTTCCTGAACACGGAGAATACGAACCAACTAATTTTGACAATGACATGAATGCTTGTGGAATCACTGATATCGAAGGGTTCCAAGCTAGACATGCAGAGCTATTTAATAATTTAGTTGTTGACTCTAAAACAGAGAACCCAGTTGCAACAGTAACCAAGGGGGTTGAGGAAGCTTTCACTAAGAGAGAGATAGCTTTTTTAATGTCTAAGGACTTACTTCTTGCATCATACAATGAGAGTGTAGAATCATTAAAACAAGAAAAAGAAAATGGCTAACAAAATTTTAGTAACAGGTTACAGTGGAACAGGAAAGACCTGGTCATTAGGAACACTAGATCCAAAAACAACATTTATTATCTGTCCAGATGAGAAGGCTTTGCCTTTTAGAGGATGGAAAAAGAACTATGTTTCTAACATGGATTCTCTTGGCTTAAAGCTAGATGCTAAAACATCTAACTTTTACAAGACAACCAATTGGGGTGAGATAGTTTCTTTAATGAATTTTATATCAAAGAACAGACCTGACATTAATACGGTTATCATTGATACTATAACTTATGCAATGATTGCAGAGTTTATGTCTAAAGCTAAGACAGTTGGATACGCTAAGTTTACAGAGATGGGTGATAATGTTTACAAGACATTAAAATCTATTGATGGACTTAGAGAAGATCTTACTGTTGTAGTTATGGCTCACACAGAAGTTAAGAGTTTTAATGGAGTTGACAGAACTGTATTTGGCGTACCAGGTGGTAAGTTAGTTCAGGATGTAGTTAAGCCAGAAGGAATGTTCTTATACATCTTAGAAACTGTTGTAGAGAAGAAAGGTAATGACGTAAGTTATGGTTTTATGACTCAGAACAATACAACTAACATGGCTAAGAGTCCAGAAGGAATGTTTGCAGGACAAATTATTCCTAATGATATGAAGGCTGTAATAGAAGCAATCCGTAAGTTTGAAGACGGAGAATAAATTCAAACAACAATAATTTTAATTTTAATTTTAAATAACATAGTAAAATGAGTGTAACAATAATTTTTGGCACAAAGAGATTAGGTCAATCAGTAGCACAAGCTACAAGTGAGAAATACCCTGACCAAGCAGTAATAACTGTTGAGGGTTTAAAAGGAGCTAAGAAGTCTCGAAGAATTTTAATGAATACTAAAGCTGCAGAATTACTTGGAGCTGAAGTAGGAGAAGTTCAAGAGTTTGTATTTGCTTCTGTTGAAATGGGTGAAAATGAACCAAACCAAGTATTGATTGCTAATAGAAGTACAATTGAGGATGATGTTGATGTAACTTACAAAACTTCTAAGAACAAAGTATCCTATGGTGAAGATTCTTCTGAGAAAGGTAAGGCTATCACTTCTTCTCATGCTTGTAATGAAATATTCAGCTTCTTAGGATTAGATGATACATCTAATGTTGAGTTTGAATTGAATGCATTCGAAGCTAAAGAATTAGAGGCTTTCAGTTTAGACGCTGTTGGAACTGTTGTAGAAGCTCCTGCTGTTGTAAATAACGAGGCTGTTGCTGATACTCCTGTTTTAGAAGCTAACAATGGTGAAGTTACTGGTGCACAATTGCAAGAATTAGTGCAAGCTGAGGTTGCTAAGGCTGAAGAATTGAATCCAATATTTGATACTCAAGGAGACGCAGGAGAATCTGATGGTGCTGATGCATTAGCAGATGCAGTTGAGAATGAGCCAGCATTAGAAATTGCTGATGCAGTAGCACCTGGAGATTGGGATTAATTTAAAAATAATAATATAGGTTAAGAGGCTACACCTTAAGTAGCCTCAATTAAATATTTAGAAGACAATTATGAGTGGATTTGGAAAACAAGTAGAAGTAGGTGAAGGAAGTGTAAGAGCGTTATACTCTGGAGCTGAAAATTTCAAAGTAGTGGCAGTAAACCCTACAAAAGTTGAGCTAGAGGCTCTTTATGGTCGTGAGATCAACTTCGATCCAGAATATATAGGTACCACGAAGGTATCTGATTCTGATGGAGAAAGAGAAGTGCCTCAAATTAGACTTGATTTTTATCTTGCTAATGAAGAGAATACTGTAACAACAAAACTTCAGTTTTATGTTGCAGATACTCATCACAAATCTCAAACCGGAAAGTACAAAGTAATAAACTCTTTCGGAAGAGATACGTGGTTAGATCAAGATGCTATCAAGAGCAAGCAAGTGCCAGACAATATGTTTTGGTATAGTGCTGATGGTGTAAAAGTTGCTAAGAGAGGTGAGGTAGAATTAATCTCTTTCCTAGTGAACTTATTAAACCTTCCTTTTAACTTAGACAAAGTGGATAATGTATCTGAAGCTTATGCTAAAATTGATAAAGATGAATGGACTAAAATCTTTACAGGAGATACAACTTTACTACGTACAGTAGTTAGTTCTACCGCTAACAAGATTGGAGTTTTATTAGGTGTTAAAACTAAAGGAGATGGGAAGTTAATTCAAACAACTTACAACCGTCATACTTTACGTCAGTATGTAATTGCTGGTACTAGAGCTGACAAATTCAAATATATCCTTAAGGATTTAGATGAAGCTGTTGCAGCAGGTGCTTTTGGTAATGTAAACTTTGGCCCGAGAGATTTATCTCTACGTGAGTTTGAGATTACTCCAACAGAAGTATCCACTGAAAATACCAGTCAATTAGATGTATTTGCCGTTGCAGAAGCTCCTGCAGATGGAATCACCGAAGGTGATGATGACTGGTTAGATGGCTAGGATTTAACATCAATATTATAATACAATGAGCTATAAATTAATTTTTATAGCTCATTTTTATTAACCTTAAACACAACAATATGGCTTTTGGAAAGAGTAAAGATCACAAGAAATTACCTAACAGTAATGACATATTAAGTGCTGTTTCAGATTTAGAGATATTCGAAATGTATCTAGGTGGAATACCGAGAAAGGCAATTAGCAGTCCATTAAGAGAGGACTCTAAGCCTTCTTTTAGTTTGTTCCATAGCGATCAACATAATAAGATATTCTTTAAAGATTTTGCAACAGGAGAAACAGGAGATTGTTTTCTTTTCGTGATGAGACTATTTAATTTACAGAGCAAAGTTGAGACATTCAACAAAATTGCTTCTGATTTTCAATTAACTCAATTCGAATTAAATCCTCCTATTTCGTATTCTTCCCCAAAAAAGCCCTATGTGTCTAAGAGTAACAGAAAGAAGTCTATTAAATCAGATAGAATCAGAATAAGTATTCGAACTAGGGATTGGAAGATCCGAGATAAAAATTACTGGAGTGGCAAATATGAATTGACAAAGGATCAATTGGAGTACTGCAATGTATTTCCAATATCACATTATTTCATTAACGGTTATTGCACCAAAGCTGATGATTTAGCTTACGCATTCGTTGAAGAAAAAGATGGGATACAGACCTTTAAAATATATCAACCTTTCAATCAAAATGATGAAAAGTGGATTAACAATAATGACTTTTCTACTTGGGAATTATGGACTCAGTTACCAGAAAAAGGTGACATCCTAATAATTACGAGTAGTAGAAAAGATGCCATGGTTATAAAAAGTCTTTTTCCTTCAGAAACTATTACAGCATGCTCACTTCAAAGTGAGGGAGTAAATCCTAAGATGAGTGTAACAGACGAACTGAAAGGTAGATTTAAAGAGATCTTTGTCTTATATGACAATGATTATACAAATGATAAGAATCCGGGCAGAAATGCAGGTCAGAAGTTATGTGACATGACAGGGTTCTTACAAATTGAAATATCTACGGATGTATGTAGGCAATATGGAATTAAAGATCCATCAGATTACCTTGACGCGATCAGTAGTCCAGAATTAAAGCACTTATTAGTGACATTAATTAAGGAAAGACTGAGAGAAGAAGAATTAAAAAAAATAATATAAACATTTAAAAATTTAGAATCATGATTGAAAGACAAATTTCAACTAATTTAATGAAGAAGGAAGAAACCTTCAAAATAATGGCTTTGGGAGAAGCTGTAAACACTCCAATACTATTAATTGGCCCTCCAGGTGTTGCTAAGACTGCCGCTGTTATTGATTATGCAAAAGCTAGTTTAGGTAAGTTAGGTGGTAATGATTTGTTTTTATTAGAAACAGATGAAGGCACTAGGAGTAATGCTATCAAGGGTAATGTGGATCTTGAAGCATTGACTACTACAAATAAATATAAAATTAACTCACCAATTACACTTGCTAAGGTTGTTGTTATTAATGAGGTTGATAAAGGATCAGCTTCAGTAAGAAACAGCCTGTTAGGTATTATGAATGAGAAAGTTTTATTTAACGGTACTGAAAAAGTTCCTTGTCAATGGCAAAACTTTATTGCTACCTGTAATTCAATTCCAGATGATGAGGTTGACTCACCATTTTGGGATAGATTTTTAATCACCCATGAAGTAACTAGACTATCTCAATCAGATATGTTAAATTACTATGCTGCAGGTGGTAAGAAATTTAATCAGAATCATACAATCTATTTACCAGAGCAATCTGATATTGATAGTATCACTTTAGATGAAAGTAAACTAAAGAAAGTATTGGATGTGACTCATGCTGATTTATCAGATAGAGCTTTATCATTCTTACCAATTTTAGTTAAAAATGTAATGTGTGTTTGGAAAATGAATCAAGACAGAGCTTTGGTTAAAACTACTGAATTACTAGTAGGGAAAGCTGTTGCTAAGGAGTTAGCTAAGACTCTAGTACCTAAAGAGCTTAGAGCGTTATATAACATTATCGATGCTATCGGACAGTGTGTTAGTACAGATGAGTACAACAAACAATATGATAGATTAGAAATGGCTTATGCTAATGCTAATGTTGCAAAAGTAATTACTACTCAGGATGAAGCTGATCTAAAACTAAGAATTGTTGAAGAGGAAGGTAAATTAAGCTTCCTTAAACCTGAAGAGGATGCAGATATTCTTAATCAATTTAATAATTAATGGGTTTTCTTCATAGAAAAACTGCTAAGGGTAAAGGTGGGAGTATAAAAGCTCCCACTTTTGATCCTTATGGCAGATTCAAAAATACAGGAGATGGTATGTTTGGATTCAGGAAGGATAATCATATTATAATGCCGGGAGTTACTGGTTACGAAAAAAGGAAACTTGAAGGCGTTAAGAAATATGTAGAGAAACAAACTCAGAAACCTTGTACGTTATCAACTGAGTTAATCAATGATGTTTACAGTGTTTATGTAAACAAAGATGTGAAGAGAAGACCTGAAACGGATGATAATTCAATCAGGCATCAAGTTATAGACAAAGTTTACGACTCTCTTACTAAAGTTGTTACTGAAGATTCTCCTTTATACACTCAAATACTAACGAGAGAACTAGCAATGGTTCTTCAGAAGGTAGATGACGAAATGAAAGAGGAGCAACAAAAGCAGAATGGTGATGGAGAAGGAGACGGAGAATCTGAAGGGTTAGAATCTTCTACTGGAGCTAGCGGTGCTGGTGATGGTAGTGGAGATCAAGAAGGTGAAGCTGAAGCACAAGGAGATGGAGATGGAGAAGGAGAAGATGGAAGTGCAGGAAATCCGAATTCATCTAATAATGGTGCAAGTAAAGATTCCGGATCAGGTAACAGAGAATCAGCTAGTAGTAAAATAGCTGAAGACTTGTTAGATAAAGCTGAAAAGGATATTGAAGACGCGAAGTCTAAAGCTGATGAGAAGATTAAAGATTTAGAGGATCAATTAGGTAAAGAAGCAATGAAGGATTTGATGAATACTAATCCAGAGTTTCTTGAAGAGATTGATGAGCTGAAGGAGAATCTTAAGAAAGTATCTATCAATAAGGAGAGTATTAAAAAAGTGATGGAGAAGATTCTTAATGAGTCTATGAACTACTTTTCTTCTAAATTCAAAAGAGTTGAAGAATCACTGTTTGATTGTGAGGAATGTGAAGATCTATTTGGTCTTGAATTCTTACATCCTATATTTAGGAATGCAGAGATTATGAATATTGGTAATGAGACTAGATTATACAAGGGTAAGATGGATTTATATCTTGATTGCTCTAGTTCTATGAATTATACTGAAACTTTTGAAGGTCACTCGATTAGAATGATAGATCTTGCTAAGGGTATTGCAATGGTTTTATACAGAATGGGAATGATTGAGAATCTATATTTCTTTGACGGATCTCTTTATGAGATTAATAACGTTAATGAGATTAGTATTTTGAGTTTTTCTAAGACTGGTGGAACAAATTTCAACAAAGTAGTTGAGAAGATTAAAATCAATGGTAACAATTCTGTTGTTATCACTGATGGACATGATAGCTGTCGTGAGTATAGTAAGAGAGCTTTCTGGATAGGTATTGGAGGAACACAGTTCAATAGCAACGGCAACGACGCGTTTGCTCAATATAGAGCAACTGGTCAATGCGTGGCTTATGACTCTGATAATAGTAAATTCGAATACTGTAAATAATGGCTTTAAAAGAAAGAAGTCATGGAAAATTTTCTAATAAATTTTGTAATGTGGTTAGTGAATTGATAATTCTTGAGGAATTAGGCTTTAAAGAGGATAGTTTTCATGGATGGAATTATATTATTTATCAAAGTAATAAATTCTCAAAATCCCTTGTAGCTTCAGGAGATTATTTGTATCTTCGTGACCAGCAGGGTGATAAGTGGACTGATGTTAGCTTATGTACCCTATGGAACAGAGATATAGCAGGCCCAATCAAAAAGAGAGAGATTGAGGATTTTATTAACTTATTAAAAGCAGGAAATGTTAGAAAACAGAAAGAAGCCCATTGATATGATATTCATACCAGGGAATGTTCCTTCGCTGAAAAATTCTAAAGTTAAGACATCTAGGGGAATATTTCATTCCCCAACGGTGTCTAAATTTATTAGGAGTCTAGGTATTCAACACTTTAATTCTCGTAAGAAAGAGATTAAAGGGTATAAAGATCCCCTCAGACCTAATAAATTTGAAGCTTTAAGAACAGCGTTTGAAACAATGAGAGCAGGTAAAGGTGATCCCCTGATAATAGGATACCATCAAGTAAGAGGCAGTAAGAGATTATTTGATTTCAGTAATAGTGTAGAGTTGATTCAAGATTTATTGACAGCTCATGACTTTATTGAAGATGATAATGTTAAATATGTTTTTCCAGTACCTATGACAATTGATGGGCATTTGCCTGTTGAGGGTAAAATTAGAGACAAACCATTATACTCAGTGGATAAAGAAAATCCAGGAGTGTGGATTAAATTATTTTAAATGACAAGAAACAAAGGAAAGCATTTTATTTCAGATCTGAAGTTATATTCAGATTATTTGAAGTGGGATGAGAAATTAGGAAGACCTGAGCTATGGAGTGAAGCAGTTAAAAAAGTACTGAACACTCACAGAATGAAGTATGGTAAGAAGGTGAATAAGCTTTTGGAAGAGATAGAGCCTTATTATTTGAATAAGGATATGTTGGCATCACAAAGAAATTTACAGTTCAGAGAGGACTTGATATTACGTAACAATGCAAAGTTATATAACTGTTGCACAACGTATGCTAATTCACCTGACGTATTCCATAAAGGATTCTGGGTATTATTATCAGGAACAGGCTTAGGGGTTTCTTTAAAGAAAAAGTTTACTTCTCAATTGCCTCCAATACACAGGAGGCGTAAAGGCACTAAGACTTATGTGGTAGATGATTCTATCGAAGGATGGGCAGACGGAATGAGAGTTTTATCTAGTTCTTATTCTAAGCATAATTCATTATTGCCTGAATACTTTGGGTATGAGATTAAGTTTGATTATTCCAAAATAAGGCCTAAAGGATCTTTAATAACAGGAGGCTTTAAAGCACCCGGACATGAAGGATTACAGCAGGCATTTGAGAGAATTGAAAGAATGTACGATCAAGATATTGACAATAATGGAGGAGACTCTTGTGTTTTAAGAAATCTTGTTACATATGATACATTCATGCATTTATCAGATGCAGTATTATCTGGAGGAGTAAGAAGATCCGCAATGGATGTTATTATTGATGAGGATGATATTGAAATGATACATGCTAAGACAGGTGACTGGAGGGTTAGTACTCCGTGGAGAGAAAGATCTAATAATTCAGTAGGATTGATTAGAGATAAATTCTCTAAGGATGCTTTTGAATACTTAGTATCATTGAATGATGGGATATCAGACATAGGATTTGTATTTATGTCTCATGAAGATGAGATGTTTAACCCATGTTTTGAAATAGGATTTAACTTTTACGAACAAATAAAAGATCTTGACTATTCGGCATTCCAATTTTGTAACTTAAATGAAATATCAGCGTCAGCTTGTGTAGATAAGAAAGGTAATTTCTCTAAAGAGAAGTTCTATGAGTTATGTGAAGCTGCATCGAAGTTAGGAACACTTCAAGCAGGATACACAGACTTTCCTTATCTAGGTAAAGAAACAGAGGATATAGTTGCAGGAGAAGCCCTATTAGGTGTCTCAATTACAGGATGGATGACTCAACCAGAGTTGTTTAATGCAGAAATATTAGAAGAAGGAGCAAGAATAGTCTTAGAGACTAATAAAGTCGTAGCATCTCACATTGGAATAAATCCAGCAGCGAGAACCACTACAGTTAAGCCTTCTGGTAATGCTTCTGTAATATTAGAGACAGCTTCAGGAATACATCCTGAGCATTCTCCAAGGTATTTCAGAGTGATGCAGTTAAACAAAGGGATGGAAACAGCTCAATGGATGACAGCTAATCGACCAGAAATGTTAGAGGAGGGAGTTTATTCAGCTACTAATTCAGACTACGCAGTGTTTACTCCGTGTGAAAACCCTGAAGGTACATTGTATAAAGATGAGATGACAGGAATTAAGCATCTCGAACTTATTAAGTTAGTTCAGAAACATTGGGTTAGACCAGGTGGAGTTCCAGAAAGAGCTTATAATCCTAAGACAGAACACAATGTAAGCAATACAGTTATCATTGATGATAAGAAGGAAATAGTGGATTACCTGTTTGAGAATCAAGCAGATTTTACTGCAGTTTCATTCATGTCAAACTATGGTGATAAAGATTGGAATCAAGCACCTTTTACTTCAGTGTTGAATACACAGGAGTTAGTTGATAGATATGGAGATGGAGTGATGTTTATGTCAGGATTAATTGTAGATGGATTACATTATTTTAATGAGGATCTATGGACTGCGACGGAGCATATCTTGAATAAAGATTTACCTCTTGATGGTACAAAATCACAAGTGTTGCTGAAGAAAGAATGGTTAAGGAGAGCTAAGCAGTTCTCAAGAAGATATCTTAAGGGAGATCTAAAAGAAACTGTTTACTGTATGAAAGATGTTCATCTGTGGCATAAATGGAACGTAATTACGAAGAAGTTTAAGCCAGTAGATTTTACATCAATACTGACCAAGCCATCTTATATAGATGTTAATACGATTGGAGCAGTTGCTTGTGCAGGTGGTTCATGTGAAATTTAATAAACAAAGATAATGGCAATAGAAAAAACATTAGAAGTATTCGCAAGAATTGGATTCAGTGATCAGGTGGTGCCTTTAGCTGATGCACATGACAATGATAAACCATTAGTAAGTGATGAATCATATTTAGTAGGATATGAAGATGAATCAGGTAGAGAATGTGATTCAGATGGTGTATTCTTGACTCAAAACTATAAGACTTAATGGCAATACAGGATCATAACTTAAAGTTGACGGAACAAGAGTACAGAGACTTAGAGCTACCATCTTATTCAATGTTATCTAGTATAGATAAACAAGGATTAGATGTGGTAGGAGGCGTGAAACAGAGCTTTAATTTAAAATTTGGTAGTTTAGTTGATATGATGTGTTTCGAACCACATCTTGTTGAGAAAACCTTTCATAAGGGACTCTCTCCTAAGCTACCTACAACGAATGTAAAGAAAATTTGTGACCTAATCCTAGAAGGTCTTGATGGTGCAGAAGGACAAATCTCAGACACCATTACTGCTTTAGGGAGAAGGAAATCAAGAAAGATTACATCCAATATTAAACAGTACGAGAAAGATATTCTTGCATCTGCTACTAAATTAGATGTCTATAAGAATTATTCTGAAACTAAAACTATCGAGACGGTAGTTAAGGCAGGATCAGAATATTTTAAGGACAGAATTAGGAGTAGAGGAAAGAACTTGATTAAACCTGATATGTGGGATCATGCAGCTCATACAGCAGCTACATTAATTACACATCCTTATACAGCTAAATACTTTGCCCAGAATATTCCGGGTATAGAGATTATTTACCAGTATAAGTTTGATACAGTAGTTGATGGTAGAAGATGTAAAGGGATGTTAGATTGTCTTGTAGTGAACCATAATGAGAAGTTAATATTTCCAATAGATTTAAAGACAGGTGAGGCTCCATGTAAAGAATTCCCAATGTTATATACCCTTCATAGGTATTACATTCAAGGAGCTTTATATAGAGAAGCACTAAAAGCTATTGTTGATAATGATTTTGAATTAATGGGATACACTGTTAGAGAATTTGAATTTGTTTACATATCCAAGATCAATCCAAATAGACCATTGAGATTTAAAGTTGCTGAAGACATGCATACTGCGGCTCTAAATGGTTTTGTAGATAGATATGGATTTGCTTACAGAGGAGTATATGATTTGTTAGATGACTACTATTATAGTGTTCAGAATAACATGGCTGATTACACTCTCGAACAACAGCAATCAAAAGGTTTGGTTGAAATGAATTTAAAATCTATAACAGAAGCGAGATGAAAGACACATTTAAAATCAATTTAGTTAAGAATAAGAGCTTGACTTATATGCTTCCTTTGGTTGATACTGAAGTGAAGTTTGAGTATGCTCAGTTCTTATTAAATTGTTATGTATCTTTTGATGATGGCGATGAAACTTTTTGTGTTATGTACGCTTGGTCTAGCAAACCAGGCTTCCTGAAATATGAAGGTAAACTAATGAGCCACCCAATGTACCTTGGTCATTCTGACTTTGGCGAGAAGGTGGTTTACAAGTTTAAGCTAACACATGTAATGAAGAGAGGCAGAGAATTATTTGCCGAAGGGAAATATAAAGATTTCTCAGATTCCCATAAGAAAGCGATAGAAGAGTACATGAAGAAGATGGGCTACAATAACGTTAGTAGGATTCGAAAGATTCTTGACAAACAAGATTCAGTGAAATCTGATGCTCCTGATATGCAGTTGGAAACTGTAAGCAGGAACATAAATAAACTGATAATTAAAACTGATTCTCCTTTTTCTGACGACATTCCTGAAGTAATATTCGAGACTGTAAAAGGATTTGGGAGTTGATCCATTTCTAGATAAAAAAACCTCGAACTATTTACGAGTGTAATGCCCGAGAAATTTTAAGTGGCTACTATTATCTAAATTAACATTGGGGAGTGTAATAGCTCCCCATTTTTATTAACAATTAAAATTAAATCACATGATATTAAGAAGAAGACAACCTAAGCCACCAGGAATAGGTTCAATATGCATAATTAAATCTAAAGTATTAGATAAAATGGTTCAGCAAGATGCTTACACTGATAATTCAGCTTCCTATATTGCAGAAATAGAAGACAGTAACATTACACGTAGAAGTATGAGAAAGAACCGAGGCAGTAATAATAAAATAATGTGTGCCGACCAACTGTTATTATATGTTGCTGAATCATCACCATTCAAAGGAATTGTTGAAACAATACCATTAGCAATTCGTTGCGATTCTACAACAGGTACAGCCGTTAGACATCTACTTAGCGAGAAAAAGACTTTCTTGATGAGAATAGATTCATTATTGATACCTAGTGAACAAATGTTGATTGATATTAGAGATTACTATGGAAGTACAGCACAAAGCTATATTGAACAAGTGATCCAGAGTGAATCATATTATAATCAACCAGAATTCTCATGGGAAAGCAGATAAATTTAATCGACATGATAAAGGAATGCGAAGATGAACAAGAAATTAACTACAAAGCAGGAGAAACTACAGAAGTTAAAGATACAGAATGAGATTGATTATAGATATTTCAATAGGAACATTGAAGCAATGAGCTGGTGCAATAAACAAGGTTTGACCATTTATGTATCAGCTCAATCGCAAAATAGTACTATGGTTAAAATATTTATTCAGAAAGGAATTCCTTTTAAACCTTTAAATAACATATTATACAATCAAAATGATTATGATGATGTTAAAAAGTATATTTCTGTAATAGATTCAGAATATGAACGACTCTACGTCAAGATGAAGAGTAGAGTGTAGAGTCATTAAAATATTAATTTTTGTGATTTGAAATTAATGTTTATGTTAGTTAGAAAGCCCTATCAGTTAATTCTGATAGGGCTTTTTTTTATAGCTTTTTTTTATCTAAATATGCTACATATTCATAGTTCGTAAGAAGTCCAATGATTGTTTAAAGTCATCATTATTCTTGAATCTTGGTAACAATCGTTTAGCTTTGTGATACAATTTCAGATCATCTTTATATGGGCCAACTTTATATCTATCTCCCCATGCCCACGGTGTCATGTAATTCATAGTCTTGAATATCTGCTTCAAGTTACCTACTGCTGCAGTTGGGGTTTGTGCAATCTTAAATGCTTCAACAGGGTTAGCAAATGTTGTTAATTCAGATTGTTGTCTTCTTAATAAATACGCTAAGAATATATCTTCATCATCAATATCTCCATCACCTTCCATAATTCCGTAAGCTAATGTTATTGCTGTCATTAAAACTACATCCATCATAGTCTTTCTAATACCTGCTTGTTGCTTAGGTGTTAATTCTTTCCATGACTTCGCGATGTTAATACCATCTTCCCTTGTATCTGATATAACTTTAGATAAGAATCTAACTGTTGAAATGTAATACCCTTCCATGTGTTCTTTCTGATCTGCAGAATAGAATTCATCTGCTTCAGATAATTCTGCATCTGCAGGTTTGAATGAATTTTGAATACCACGAAATCTACGCAGGTATCCAGGTATCATCCATTTTCTCAAGAAGAATCCCATCTTACCTAACATATATCTCTGAGCGTGTGCTTGGATGTCATTAGTATATTGTCCGTGTAATTCATCAACTTTACTTCTGATTAAATTACGCGTTTCCAAAAGAATTGCTTCTTGTCCTCCTCCAGTTGTGAATGATGTATTCTGTACTGCTGGATTTAATACCATTTCTTTACCACCTTTATCATTAACCTTAAAAGTAATCATGTCAACTAAACTGGCCGCTTTAGATTTAGATGTTGTTGGAGCACCATTAATATCTAACCAAACTCCTTTATCATTCTGAACTTTAATACTACTCAATATTGCATACATTACTTTTGACTGCATCATGTGTTCACCCATGTTAGATAACGGACGTAAGCTATCTTGATTCATTAACCCTTCCATTCTGGATCCTTCCTCAAAATTGTTATTAAGATGTCCCGGTCCCATTGTATTGAAATTAGACATAAGTAAATTAGTCTTAGATTTGGATACGTTAGCTCCCATATCAGCCATTATATTCTTCAGGTCAAAATTATAAAGCTGTTGTGCTTTCTTGTAATCTTTTAAATTATAAGTATCACCTCCAACAGCTTCAATTAGATTTGAGAATGTACCAGTAGTTGTATTCACAATACTGTTAGCATAGTTAAATACAAGAGATACAGTTCCAAAATACTTTAAACCAGCTTTAACTACTTGCTGAGTCTCAATAGTTTTACCAGCTATTTTAAAGCCTCCTGCTTGCTTTGTTGTAATGCTATATAGTCTATTCTCTAATATAGATAAAGCCTTCTTATGCTCAGCCGAATCAGCTCCAGATACCCATAAAGGTTTCTTTGTTTGTGCGTCAATCTTTTGTTTACCTGTCACGGAGTCTAATACAGGATATTGCTTCTTAGCCATAACCTCTGTCAATACAAGTAGAGTAGATTCAATTGCTTTCTTCTCTTCATAATTTTTACCCATAACAGAATGTAATAATCCTATTGTGTGTAAGTCAAATGACTGATCATTTTCCTGCAACTTAGCTCTATATGGAGAAGGAAGTCTTAATGTCTCGCCTTCTTTGAAATCTGTATAAGTTTCTACATCGAAATCATCTTCTTGAGTTTCTATCAATCTACTGATGGCATTTTTACCCATAGTCATTATTGACTGTCCCTCAGCAATTCTTGAAGTTGTAGTCTTCATGACTCCAGGTAGTCTCATAAATTCAGCTCTTCTAAAATCTGGATGTAAATCACTACCTTCATCTAGCTTTTGTATAATAGAATCTTTTTTATCATACATTGCATCAGTACGTCTATTATTTTCTTTAAGCCTTTCAAGTTCATCAAATTTAATCTTATTTTCAGGTTTCTTAAGTTCCTTCCATTCTTCACTTTTCCATTTTTCAGTAGGTAATATTCTTGTAACTGTTTTACCGTTAATTTTTCTTTTAACCTTTTTCATGTTAGTACTTTTCCAGTGAGAATATTCACTACGAGCAATAGCTTCATTAATAGGAATAGTCATTCTCTTACCATTAGTCATTTTATAAGATACATGCATAGCTCTCTCGCCATCTTTTAAATCTGCAATACCTTCAACTCTAACTTCAGATCCACCGGGAATACTTATTTTTCTCTTTATAGGTTTTCCAGTCTTAGACGAAACAACAGTAGATTCATAGTAGTAATCTTTATTACCTTCTCTATCTTCTTTTTCAGCAACTTGAATATCTTTATATTTTTCATCATAAATTTCTTGGTCACCCATTTCACGGGCCATTTTATTTTTCTCTTCAATAAACTCTGGCTTATATTCACCAGTATAATACGATACTCCATCTTCAGATGTTACAAACATCCCAGAGTATTTCTTTTTCATGTTTCTACTGTCAGAATGTTTTTTGAATGCTTTATTCATAGCGTCTTCATTAGTGGCTTCTTCAGTAGAGAACTTCTCTATCTTACGAGAAGCCTCATCAAGAAGTTTTGAGATCATCTGAATATCTTTAGCCTTCATCTCTTTCTCAGATAAAAGCATCATAGATAATTTACTCATCTTAGTTAATGAAGTTTCAGATCTCTCTTCTGCTTTAATTAATTTAGCGTCTTCAATTTCAACTTTATTCTCCTGCATTTTCTGGATAATATATTCACCCTCCTGCATACCAGTATCACCAACAGCTTCTAATTCAGCATACTCTTGCTTAAATCCAAGTTTATATCCCTCTTCAGTTTCAGTATCATGTTTAGCTAATAATTCAGCATAATGTTTTCTTGAATTTTTAAGTAACTTAGTATCTATTTCTTTACGAACACCATTAAGTTCCGTAAGAAGATCTCTCATTGTTACAAGCTCACCATCTTCTAACTTAACAGTATTTCTTAGTTCTTCTAACAATCCTTGTAGTTCTGATAATACATTAAATGAAGCACTCCAATTATAAGCTTTTCTTAAAGCATTATTATCTAAAGCACCTTCATTTTCTCTTCTGTCAATTTCCCTTTTCATAAAATGCAACTCTTTACGTGCCCAATTCAAGTATCTTACAAATCCAAACTTTTTATCAGCCTCTTCATATTTTTGAAGTTTTTCTTGTAAATCTGCGATAGACGATAATCTTGTTACTTTACCTGCCTCTACATTTGCTTTCTCTCTTTTTCTGGCAGATTCAGTAGTTTTTATTTGACTTCTATATACTTTAGTAACAACTCCTAATAAATTGTTGTATCCTTTCTCAACTTTAGCTTCTAAACTATCGAAATTTTTATCAGCTTCAGTTTTAGCTTCTTTTTCTTTGTTAATAAATAACGGACGCATCTCTTGAGCAGTCTCTTCTATTTGTGTAGCACTGATATCTTTCACCCTATCATTCAATAGCTCGCGTGATAAGCTCTGCACTTCATTTCTGTTAAGCCCAAAAGCTCTATTGATGAAATCTGAAAACCATGCTACAAATGATTCCCATTTACTTTTATTCTCTCCATCTTCCCATATTTGTGATCCTTCTCTCCCGATAGCTGTCACCAATATTTCTTTATGAAGCATGTTTTCAGATAAATCAGGATACAATGCCGTAACTTCTGCCCACAATTCTGTATCACGAAGTTGATCCAATGCTCTTTGAAGTCTTTTATTTTCCAAGCCACCTGGAAATGCATCAATAAATACATGTCCAAATTCATGGATTGCAGTAGTCTTGAATAATTGGTTAGGATTAATTAAGATAACAGGCTTTCCTGCAGCTTTAGTTCTTGGATCATTACGCCCAAGTAGCCTAGATGTTTCAACAGTCTCATCATATATGACTTCAACATTCATAGTCTTCTTTAGAGCATCTACTTTCTGTTCGAAAATGATTCTATCTTCTCTTTCATAGTCAGAACCTTGACGCTCCTCTTGAGCTTTGTAAGATTCTACTATCTTTGGATCAATCGACAATACCTGAATAAGTTGTTCTTCATTCAATTTTTGTCCTTTATATAAATACGTTGTACAACTCATAATATTTTATTTACATGTGATTTTCTTATCCGCAATGATTTGTGTTAGATTATCTTTTATAGTCTGAATGTCACCAGCTTTTTGTTCTATGATAGCATCAGTGATAATATCATCAAACTGCTTCCCATTATTATCTTTAAATGTTTTTTCATTCTTAAGAATTTCATTTAACTGGTCTTGAGCTTTCACTTGAACTAATGGCGGCACGTTGTTTTCTGAAACTTGGGACTCAGTAATTTTCTGTCCTTTTGCATATTCAAAACTCTTATACTTACCTTTGGTAGATCCCAATTCGAATGTTCTGGAATACACTGGCACTCTAATTTTAGCACCGTCAGCATCAATCCTCTGTACTGTTCCTACTTGTTCAAATAAGTGATTATCAACCTTAGTCCAACCTGTTTGTGGATTATAAGAAGATACTCTTCCATTCACAAATTTAGGGAAAAATCTTGTATTACCATCAACAGATCCGAATTCTTGTGATTTATTTTTAGCAGGAGCATAAATGAATAGGTTTTTATTACCTTCCATCTTGCCTACATTCAGTGATTTAACTACCTTAGAGTTATTCTTACTATGTCTTTGAAATTGGGATACAAAATTATTATCAGTAGCCATCTCATCAGCTTGCGTAATAGCATCTCTAATCTCACCACTAATATTAAAGTCTTTCAATATTTGATGAGGTATATATGAAAAGAATTGAGACAGGTTATTCTGAAACCCTGAGCTTAAGAATGCATATCTAACTAGATCTATTGCTAATTTCTTATCAGGATGTATAGAATCAGTATCTAATGATCCGTCTGCTTTATAATTATAACTCTCATATAAATCCATCCAACCTCTGTAAATTTGGTTCTCATAATACGTTGGCTTATTCTTGTTATTAATACCAAGATACTTCTTATCCTTCCATGTGCTCACTTCAAATTCTTGTATTAAGAAATTTTGTTCAGCCTTACCATCAACAATATCTTGTTGTCTTTCTAAAATACTATCAGGAACATTTTCAGTAAGAGTTTTGTACCTACTGTTATTATCTTTAAATAATGTAGTACCAGACATGATGTAAGAATAGAATGCTCCATCGATAGCTTTACCTAATTTAGCATCTGTAAGTAATTCTCCATTTGCTGTTTGAAATGACACAGTATTATAAGTATCAATAGCTCCCTGAGTCCCAGATAAAAATAAATTAGAAGCCCTTATAACATCTTTAACAAATTGTAGAGTGTTCTCAGCGTATGTACCTAACATAGTTCCATTGAACTTAGCCTCATACCCTTCAATATTTTTATCTTTATATACTTTCTTTATCTTGTTTTCATTTACTAATCTATCTACATTAGATCCACCTGCACCTGCAGTATCAGATTTAGATGCTATTACAGCCTCGCCAAATATCTTACCTTGCTCTTGCAAGAATGACCATGCTTTCAATACCTCATAATCTAAATTAGCATCCTGAGTTCCAGATCTTATATTTTTCTCTAGTGCTGCTTCAGACAGTCCTGCAACAGTATGACCAGATACATTAGAAGGTATTGGAGCAAACTCGTATTTCATACGAATCTGATCTAATGCATTTCCTTTACTTAATTCACCATCGACACCTTTAAGCATGATGTCATTTGCAGTGATACTCATTTGCTCTCTCTGTAAATCAACGAGTTCTTTTAAGATTGGCTGACCTATGAATCTATTTACCCATTTCATATCTGCACCAGCTCTTAACAACATGAACGTTGTATTAGCTGTTACTGAATTATGATTAGCTCTGGCAATATATGGATCCTTAGCAATATCAACATAGGCGTTTAAGAATGCAGATAAGTTATCAGCTATTGAATGAGTTCCAGTCGTTTCGGAATCAAAGAATGTTATTAATTTCTTCTTTCCTTTCTTCCCCGTTACTTCTCTCTGGTTACCAACACCAATCCATTTAGTTAATCTTACATCTAACATTTGATTCATTACATGATCCACTAAATGATTTGCAGTTTGACCTACACCCATCTTACCTGATAAATAATCACTCTTAGTTTCTAATTGAGTAAGAGGTGAGAATAATTCCATATTCTTCATTACAGGTGCAGGGAACAACCCTCCTTTTAGCTTACCATCTTTACCTTTAGTTCCAACGATATCATCTTTTAACTGAGCACCATCAATTGAACGCATCATAGCGTCATAAGTAAGTGGCGAATTTAATACAGCCTTATATTGAGCTACAAGATCATTCTGAGTTAATAGCTTCTCTATTTTAGACGCATGATTTGCTTCATCTTTAGATTTAGCTTCAAGTATTTGTTTTTGTGAAGCATTCTCTGAAAGCTTAGTTACCTTTTTAGGTAATAAATGAGCATTTTCTCTTGTAAGTTTAGTCACCTTCATTATTTCTGGATCATATACTAAAGTGTTTTGCATAGCAAATAACTTATCAATATCAAAATCACTACCAGTCTTGGCAGGCAATCCATCATACACTATAATACTATCTCCAACTCCAGGAGGTAATACACCAACAATCTCTAAGTAATCATTAGAAGACATCCCTTGGTTAGGAATACGATATGTAATCATCTCAAGTGCACTAGGATCTAGTAGAGCAATTGCAGATGCAATATCTTTACCTTCTAATTTAATTTTAGGCTTTTGTTTAGACAATAATTTCATAGCTTGAGTATGAGTTATGAATGCTTGGCCAGGTAATACTTTTCCTTTCTCAATACGAGGAGGAAGTAAGGCTTTACCATTATAGCTTTTAGATACTATTGTAATACCAGAGTCTTCACCAACAGTTTCAAGTCCAAATGGAGATACTTGAATAAAACTTCCACCTTCAGTAGAAATTTTAGTCATCTTTCTATTCATTATAGACATGAAAATGCTTTCAACTTTACCTTTGATTTGAGGTATAGAATCTAATGGCATTTGTTTACGTAATGCATCTAATACATTTTCGTTACCACCTCTATCTTCAAACTCTCTAAGAAGAGCATTGTATATATATTTTTTATCAGTAATGATGTTATTCTCATCAATACCAAACTCTCTTTTAATATCTTCTTTTCCTAAGTTAGATAACTTGGATACAGTGTCATGTATTCTTTGAGCTAAGTCTTTTCCTTTTACCGGCTTAGACTCTCCATTAACAGAATAATCTCCTGTTAATTTAAGTCCTTCAAAAATGTTCTTTTGAATTTGAGAACCTACATTAGTATCGTGCATTAATTTGATCGGTAAATCCTGTTGTAATTTCCATCCACGATTGTTGAGAATCTGAGGATTCAATACAATATCAGCTTCAGGTAATAATTCAGTAGTTCCGTCCACATTAATACGTGTTGGTTCAACAGCTCCTACTTTGATACCATCAATAGTTACCACTTCATGAACTTCTAAATGTCCTTCTTTATCACCATAAGGTTTGCCAGTTTCAGGATTTTGTGTCATCTTATTATAGATAGACTCCATTGGAGTCCCTTTTACCAGAGAAGGAATCAATACAGCTTGAGAGTATTTTAAATACACTGGTCTGCCTTCATTTATCTCGAAGTAAACTCCTTTTAATGGTTGAGCTGCTAACTTCATTTCTGAAGGAGACATAGACTCGCCAGTTCTCATTTTAGAATAAACCTTATCGTGTTGTGGGCCCCATTGACCTAACTTTTGTTTAAGAAATCTCCATCGACGAGGAGTGATCCATGCTTGAGCATCAGTGGTATTTACCCCAGATAGATTTCTGCTAGGATCTCTAGTATAGGCATCAGCGATAGATTTATCTTTAACAGATTTAAGAATTTTATCTACATATTTAGACGAAACCTCAACACCTTCTATGGTAGCTTGGTTAAATCTAAGTGCATCACCAGACTCTAATCTTAATTGTAATCCATCAGTATATGTAGCAGGAATACGCTTGATTAAATCTGCATTGTTTTTATAATAAGCAGGATCTCCAGAGAATAGTTTAGTATATTCTACTGAGGATATTAATCCATTCATAAAGTAATCTCCTGCGAGAGCTACTATTGGATCACCTTTAGTAATTCTTTTATAGTGACTCACCATGTTCTCACTAAGACCATCAAGGTTCTTTAGTTTTTCAGCATGCTCACCAACTCTAGCCATTAGATCTTGCTCAATAAATTTACGAACAACTTCTTCTTGCCCGCTTGACATACCTTCATGTTTGTCATCTTTAAAAGTCTCACCATATATTGCAGCTCTTAATTCTGCAAATTCTGGATCTAAACTATTTTTATTGAATTGAGGAAATATTTGTGACTTCAATCCGTTTCCTTTATCGCCATGATAATGAACTACTTTTTTGATATCGTCATCTTTATTCTCACGATTAACACGTTTCATTCTGTTATATTCATCGAGGAAGTATCCGAAAGCAGTATCGACGGCTTTGGGAGAAATATATATTGATCCATCATCCCTAGATTGGATGTTAGATTTGAACGTTGGTAATCCTTCGAATAAAATTCTCCTGGACTTATCTGCAGCAATGATTGTTGGGAACATAGATTTCCCACCAAGATTAGTGTTAAGCATCTGTACCAAATTTGCATTAATCTGGTCATTAGTTGTGATTGAGGTGTTTTCTACACCATCATTCTTACCTTTAGATTTGAATGACGCGTCTAATCCTGCCTTAAATGAGTCCAGTCTTTTAGCTCTTTCATTATTCCTTTCATCTCCCTTATCTTTATCAAGTGCTAATAAATAACTTAGCCATTCAGAATTCTTTTTAGAAATATCCAGCATCATATTTTCTAACTGATTTGGATCTTTCTTCCATTCATTTATTTTGTTAGATATATAAGTTGGATTGGAAACCGTGTATCCAGATTTACCTTGATTAAGTAGTACAGAACTATCACTCATGTCAGTCATTCTGAAACCAACAGCTTCAGCAAATGCTTTAGTAAATATTTCTCTGTTAAATACATTTTCAAATGCACCTGCATCATTTGTGAATTCATGACCTTCTTTTAAAATATCATTAAGCATAAATCCTAATGACTTGTAAAGGCTATCAATTGTTTGGGCAACTTTTTTATCACCACCATTCATGATTATCATTGTATTGACATCATCAGTAGTAATATCTGTCGCTCCTAATCTCTCAAGGATACTAACCAGACCTGTTGCTGAAACACCTGCATTATCATATAATCCATCTTGGTAATTCTCTAAAGCCTCTTCCATTGCTTCTTCACGACCAACACTATCTTCTTTGTAAAGTGTTTCTGCAATACCTTGAGCTTCTCTATATTCTTTACTTACCTGAGCGTAGTTTTTATTCCATTCCTTGAATGAAGTTCTTGTATCTTTTAATACTTGGGCCAAAACACCGCGTTCTCTATCAGCTAACTTACCATCCTCGCCAAGAAATCTAGCTACGAATGAGTTATTCCATCTGTTAGTAAGTTGGCTTTGTCTTGAATTTGTAGAAGTAGCATTGATTACAGTGTACTCACCACCATCTACTTGAGTTACGAAGTAGTTTAAGTTAGTTTTACTGAATGCTTGAACAAATTCAGTTATTTTATTTGTGTTACCAGTATCTTGGTAGAATTTAAGTTTGTCAAGTAGATCATGCATCCATAATTTAGTATCTTGAAAGTCACTAATCTTATTATACATTACATCGAATATGTCCACAACGTTTTCACCGTGACCATATCCAACCTCATCTACGAGTATTTTATTTAATGTTTCCCAGACATCATCAAATTTAGCAAAGGCAGGAGTTTCTAAGAATCCAGACTCAACAGGTACAGAAACTTCATTGCCATAAATGTCTTCAGCAAATACTCTCTCCTCAATTTGAGAAAGGAATATTTTAGTATTAACTGTTGCTGTATCTTTTGAGTTAGTTTCGAAGCTCTCCTTAATATTTACTCCACCACCTTTATCCTTCTCAGCTATCTCTGTAATAGGATTGCCTTCAGGATCAGTGATTCTTTCTCGAACCTTAAGTCCTAATGATTGAATAGAAGAAATGAGTTCATTCTTAAAATCAACTCTGTTCTTACGTACTAATTCAATATTAACAGATAGTTGGTCTTTATTTTCTTTACCTTGAATATCTTCAATGTAAGTTGCAATTGCTCTATCTATTGACGCAAGAATACGTCCCTCTTCTAATTCAGATGGATCATATTCATTGTATGACTTTTTGCCACCCTCTAGTACAAATCTGTACAAAAGATAGTCAGTCACTTCCTCTACTTGCTGTGCTGTGAATTCGGAGAATTTATATTTATCGATATAATCTCTATCTCCATTCTTATCAGTGAAGAACCACATGTTAGTGGTTAAGTCTTGTTTAAGCATTGGTTCGCCATTAGCTTCCACCAATCCTATTTTTTTTAAATCCTTTGCTCCTGAGTTTTTGTAGTTGTATCCCCAGTCTCCGAATCGTTTCATAAAAGAAGAGCCAATGACTTTTGCGTAAGCAATTTCAGCAGCTTGTTCATCTTGAAATATTTCTTTGAACTGATAATACAATTCGGATTTTTTCCCATTTGCAATATTCAGTACAGTGCATTCTTTCATTATATGTGTATTAATTATTTCTTACATTTAGGCTGTTTCTTATCATCTTCTTTTTTGACAGAATCATCCTTTTGAATATTAGTTTTACTTGGTTTAACCTTAACGGTCGAACCAGATCCAACAGATCTCTTACGAGTTCTTACAGTTCTATTAGGTACCGAAGGTACAGCTTTTTTAGGATCTTCACTAATTTTAGTGTCATCATCTTTTGAGGATGCAAATTGATCAGTAGCTAATATGTTATCCAAAACCTCAGAGGCTTCAGGTACTCTAGCTTCTTCTACCTTTAGCATATCTTTTAAAAGTCCAGTAAGAACTTTCATATCTGCAGCAGGAATAGCTTTTCCAGTAATAGTTCTAAATGACTTTCCATCATATATGTACCCTTTACCTTTAAACTTCTTAGCAACCTCAGCATTAACCTGAACTAATGATAAACCTTCTTCTTTTATAATATTCTCAGCACCAACTAGATTGTTAGCAGGTTCTACAATAGTCTTAACTGGTGCAGTCTTCTTAACCTTAACTGGTTTAGCTGGAACTTTGCTGTCAACTGGCTTAGCCCAAACTTGAACTCGTCTTGTCTTTGTTTCACCAGTATCTTTATCAGTAAAAGGTTCTCCAGTCTGGAATTCAGCCTCACCAACTACTACATTGGTATTGATGATTTTGTTATCCATAACGAAGTCACGATATCCCGGAAAGTTCGTAGTGTCATTCCACATATTGATATTAAGTTGTCTTCTCTTAGTATCTCTAAGGAATTCAACCAGCTCAGCCTTTTTAGCTTCTTTATTCTTTGGGTTAATGTTATTTCCTTTATCGCCAAAATACAAATTAACACCACTCATGTAAAGCTGAGAGGTAAGACCTTCAGTCTTCTCACTCACATACACAAACATATTTATTATATCTTTCAGAGATGGATCCCCTTTAAGGAATTCAACTTCTGGACCTAATTCTTTACGAATCTTAGCTTGTAATTCAGGTTCTACTAGTGATAATGGAGTAGCTAAATTGTATTTCTTTTGTAATGACTTACCGTCAGATTGTTTACCTGAGTCTGGCACAGCAATATCAATAAGCATTTGAGCCAATATCTCAGCTTGCTCATTAGTATTCTTTAAGAAATTTAATCTAACTGGGAATGGAGTACCATCAGCTTTCCTTAGTATAAGGAATAAGCCACCGCGATAAGGCATAGGCTTACCATTCTCATCTTCACCAACAGATAGGGACTTATCAGCAAACTCTGGATTACGAGTCTTCTTATCCATTTCCATTAAATCACCATCTAAGTTAGAAAAAACTACGCGTGGACGTTTCTTACTTTTCTTAACCTGATCTAAATCCTTAATATTATTCTCAGCTACAATACCATTCTCATCTACTTGAGTTTGTAATTGCCCTCCTGCAGAATGTTGTATAACTGAAGTCACCTGCTCATTTCTAGCAAGTCCATCAATGATGTTCTTTCTTTCGGTAATATAGTTATCTTTGTATCTTTTTTTCTTTACAGCAGTATCACTTGATTGAGGTTTCTCTGGCAAGAATGTATTGATTTTGTCACCATCTCCAATAAATACTTGTAATGGTAAATGATCATATACACTTTGAGGAATCTCAGTTCCGTCCTTCTTAGCTTTATTGAAAGCCCTAACAGCTTTGGCACCTCTACTATCTTTATTATTAGGAGCTAAATGAAATCCTCTTTTAGCCTGTTCATATCTTAGTTTAGTACCAATCTTAGAAGTTCCATCATGAACCCATTCTTTATAAGCCTTACTTGTTACAGTGTTACCATCAAGTAACGCGATATTCTTTCCATTATTTACTTTAACTTCTAATGCTTCTTCTTGCTTCTCTGCAAATTTTTCCTCGAACCAAACCTCTTCTTCTCTATGCTCATCTTCTATTGCTTCTTTAACAGGAACTACTACATTATTGGCAGGAGTTTTGTTATTCTTATTCTTAGATTTAGCTTTATTTTTTAATTCTTCCTTAGCTTTATCAGCAGCTTCTTTTGCTAGTTTGGTTTTTTCTTCTTTTTCGAGAGCAACTATTCTTTTATTTACTGTCTTGATTATAGCTTCCTTCTCACTAGCTTTGGAGTATCCCACTACATCACCATTTTCAATTCTTTCTTTGAAAGTCTTAAGAGTGTCTATATCAGTAGTGTTATTAACTAACGCTGTTGTTTGATTATTAATAAGTGCTTTCTGTAAGTTCTTATCATTCAATTTTGTTAATTGAAGATTGTTTTCAGTCATGGCATCATTAAGTTTTAACTGCTCTAAGTAAGCATCAGCTATTTCAAACTGAGTATTTTGATCATATACTTTTGCAGCTCGCCTATCACCTTCTTTTTGGTCACTACTTTGAGTCTCATCTGGAGTGGATAGCTTCTTTGCCTCCTTCTCCATCTCAGATAAATCATAATTGTGGTTCTTTATGATTTCACTTTTAAGTTTCTTAGAATCCTCATCAACTGCATTTTCTAATGCTTCAGTTTGTCTTCTTATTGCTTCCTTTGTAGCAAGAATTCTCGATTGAACATCTTTCTTTTGTTTGAATCTATCTGATGGCTTTCTAATACCATCATATTTAATATCTTCTATTCTTTTTTGTTGCTCCTGCTTAGTTTTATCAAATCTTTTTCCGTATTCATTGTTTTGATACTCAATACGAGACATTGATTTAACTATACCTGCATCAACATTCTTATTTTTAGCTTTACCTAAGTTCTTGAAATGAATTTCTTTAACTTGCTCAGCAACTTCAAGTGCTCTTTTTGCATTTGTCTTAGCTAATGTAGAATCCCATTCGTATCCATTATCTTCCTGAAATTTAGCTTGCTCCTCTTCAGTCATAGCAGGGCCATCCTTAATAGCTTTCATAACCATCTCTAGGTTATCACTGTTAATACCGTCAAGCACCATATCTAATATGATATCATCTTGAGCTAATTCTATTTCTCTCTTATTACCACCTTGGTCAGCTTTATTCTTTTGTATTTGCAATGCTGCAAGTACTTTATTTCTATCTCCTAATGCAGTATTAAAGTTATCTGAAGCATTAGCCTCAAATTCTTTTTTATTCTTAGATTTGAAAGCGTCATTTACTTTTGGACCAATTGCTTGGAATACAGATCCACCAAGACCACCAAATAACATTGATGTCATAGCCTCATCAGAATTCATTACTTGAGATAACTGATTATCGTATTCTTCTTTAGAAATTAAACCTGATTGTAAATCACTACGTAATCCAGCTCGTGATGCAATATAGTGTTGATATCCCTCTTCACCTGCCTCAGATACAAAAGTTCCTCCAACTGCTGCAGCTTTCTTTGCCCACGCAGGGACATTAGCTTTAGTGGTTAGTTTTCTCGCAACTTCCATTTGTCTTGTAACAGGATTGAATACCTTACCAATAGATAAGTATTGTAACATGTCTTGAGCTAACATTGCCCAACCATGTTTATAGTTTTCTGAAGCAGCACCAGAAGCACTTAATCTAGCCTCTTCGTCTGTGTATGGTAATCCAGTTTCTTTATTTATTTGGGTTAATCTTTCTTGGTATTTTTCTTCGAAAGTTCCAGATGCTTCCATTGAATTTTCAATATGTCTTGAAACAACAGCTTGAGTAATACCTTCAGTCATCCAGTCAGCCTGAACACCCATTTTCTTAGATATATCAAATGCTTCTTCTGAGATCTCTCTACCAAGTTTTTTACCAACACCTCTACCAGCTTTTCCTGCAACTTTACTAAGGCCTCGACCAATCATGCCTAATCCTTTAGTTGCTGCCATAGAAGGCAACATCATTGAGAAAGTAGATGCAACGGATACAGAGTTCTTAAACCAGTATCCCGGATCTGAAAGATTCATCTCACCTGGAGTCTTTTCGTGTATTTGAGTAGCATCTTGTGTGACTTCTCTTATTGATTTACCTATATTAGAGAACCAGTTAGTGAATTCCTGCTCATCACCTGTAATAAGGTTAGCTATTCCTTGCCAGTCTAAAAGGTATCCAATACCTTCGATAGTACCACCAACGATTTCACCAACGACAGCCTGAGTAACAGCATTACCAAGTTGATCAGTCCAAGATTGAGCTTCAGCTCTACCTAGATTAAGAACATTAACTCCATCATATTCAGGTATAAATACATCTTCATTATCAAAGCCTATTTGACCAGAATACTCATCAATATCTATATTATGTACTTGATCCCTAATAACATCCGGCCCTTGAATAGAGCTACTATATACTACTTTATCATCAACCGTATCATAAGTATCTTTTTCCTTAATCGGTTCTTTTAAATTAATAGTTTTAGTTCTTTTTGCATCAGGATTAAATACAATATTATTTTCTGCATTATTTTTATCATCAACCATATCTTATTAATTTTGTGATTGCAAGATTTTCCCTTCTATGTATCCAGCTATTACATGTAACATATCTTCTTCTCCGTATATTGCTTGACCATCTTTTAAAGGAAATCCATTTATAGAGGCAGTAAAATAAGATCCATCTTCAGATTTACTCCAATTCACTTTCATCTCCTTTCCAGATTCATCAGAAAGAGGCAAGCCTCCTATTTCTCCTTTATTTTGGCTATTCATATTACTTGATTTTATGTCAGGCATGTACCTGTATCCATAAATTATCTTCCTTCCTATTCTTGCTTGTTTTGGATTTTCACTTCTTACCATTTGTTCTGCTGCAACTATATCATTTTCTCTATTTAAGTTGTTAATAATAGGTTGAGTTGATATAGCTTCAGTTTCAAGGTTTTTTATCACAATATTTACAATTTTATTTCCATTATTATCCCAAGATTCAGTCATCTGAGGAGTATAATCATATCCTTTTGAGGATTCCCCAACCATCTCTTCAACCGTATCTTCAGTCATAATACCTCCTCCAAACGCCATTTGCATAGATTGAGGATTTAAAGATGTTTTTAATAATTTATTATTCTGTGCTACTGCAGGAGATTTGATCCCTCCAACATCATCAGCAGTTAATATTGTATATGATTGAGCTTTTGGGTTAGCGTCTAACTCCATTTCTAGTTTTTCATTCAAAACTCTACCTCCCATTTTCATATCAGAAACTATATCGCTGTCATAAGCTAGGTTTTTGTCACCTATCCAGTTATATATACTTCTGTTTGCTATTGAGTTTTTATTAATTTGATATCCATTAAGTTCTAAAAATTTAGATACAAGAAAGTTCTCCATTTCTTCTTCCCCTACTCCTATTTGACTTAAACCACCTTCAGGGATTATATCTTCTCCACCAGGTAAAGATCTTATTTCTCTTTCTAGTGATGTGATTCTATCTTGATTATATCCCGGAACATTGTCTAATACAAATTTATTCATATCAGAAGCTGTTTTTTCCCTAGGAGTCATTGTTTTTTCTGCAGAAGTATATGCAGATTCTACTGCGTACTTAGCATTGTTCCATTTCGTAGCAGCTTTTGAATAATCTGACTGAAGTTTCATGTAATGATTATTACTACTTAATACAGCATTTTCTCTATCTTTAATTTTTTTAGTTAAAATTTCTTTTGACTCGACACTATGTAGTCTTTTATTAAGATCTTCATTTAGTTTCTGATATTCTTTATCATTTGATAATAATATATCCTTTTGTTTATTAACATTATCTAACATTAAATCAGATTGATCTAAAGCTAAATCAAGATTAGTTCTTAATTGAGACAAATCATCTCTAGTTATATCAGTTGCCTCGCCATTGCCAAAGCCAATTAATTTCATCGTTTGTCTCTCTTCCATTCCTGACTTCCATAAAGAAAATCCAACATCATCTTTAATTATTTTGTGATTTACTTTTGTGTTTCTGTAATCAGAAGCATCTGCCATTCCTGCCATTCTACGAGCAAACCTTCCTTTCCCAACAACCCAAACTTTTTTAGAGGCTTCAGTTCCGTCATCCTTTTTAAAAGTTTTAGTTTCAAATTTCCCAAAGTCTAATGAATTTTCCTCTTCAGTGAAAGCTGCTGATTGCATCAATGATCTTTGTAAATCTTTATCTGTTCTGGCTTGAGTATTAAGATGATTCATTATTGTATTAAAATCCTTAGAAGAAACTTCTTGATTAGCAAAAGCTCTTTGAAAAGCAGGAAGTCCACCAACTTTAACAGCTCTTAATGCACTTGAGCTTATTTGTTCAGATACATCATCAATATTTTTTCTTATCCAATCAGCTTCATCTACTTTTGTATCAAGCTCTTGACCAGAAAAAGAACTAAATGTTCCATCTTCATTTTGAGTTCCTTTGAAATCTGAAACTTGCTTTATAGCCCATTGTTTAGCTTCAGACGGACTCCATCCAGCCTGTCTTTCTTTTTTTGTAGCTAAATCATTAATAAATTGACTAGCAGATTTTTTATTAGAAATTGCTGCACCTAAAAATCCTGATGATTGTTGTTCTTGAATCTCAGATCTTAATCCTCTTAATTTATGAAATTGATTTCTATTAACTCCTTCTTTTATTACTTCATCGGAGATATTCGATGCTTTACTTTTATAACTTTCTATTATATTAGATGCTTTTTCAGAATCAGGACCTAATACATCTGCTTTTAATAAAGAAATTTTATCTGCACTAGATAATAATTCATCCTCTTGTTTTTGTAATGCAAGTGGCACCATCATTATCTCGTCAAGAGACAAAGGTTTAAAGGATGATGTACTGATATCTGGGTTTATTCCTGCCATGATGTAAATATATTAATTTTTTTGTTTTCTAGCAGCTTTTTTAGCAGCTTTTCTTTTTTCTTCTGACGAAAGGTGCTGGCCTTTAGCACCGTATGATAATCCCATTAACTCTGGATATCTCTTAAATAATTCTTCTTGACCAATACCACCTAAGTCATCGCCTAATTGAGCCATTAACTTAGATTTGTTTGATTTGTATCCTGCATCTAATTGCAGATTTATATTCTTTTCTTGATTAGATTGACCTAAATTAGTTTGATCAACACCTAAATCAAATTGTTGTCCTTTTCTTCTCTCTTGTCTATTCTCTGCACCTGCTGATTGATAAGCCTGTGATAGAGCTTTAGTTCCCTGTAATTGAGAAGCAAGTAAGTTTGCTCTAGCTGTTGAACCAGATCCTCCAGAAGATGACAACAATGCATCACGCGTATTAAGAGTTCCTTCCTGAACTACATTCTGTAATTCTCTCTCATCAACCAATTGCTCCTCATACTTATTACCAAGTCTATCTAAACCTACCTTCTCTGGCTTCTTTAAGTTAGCAAGCTGGGCTAAATTCATAGCTGCAGGTGCATATCTTAATAACTCTGCTGGATTGAATTTAGATTCTTTAACAGGATCTACATCTGTATTACCATAATTAACAGCTTTCCTTGCATCAGCATCCGCTGCGAATGAAGCATTACTGCTATCAATAGCAGATCTTTTATCAGCTTCTTTTGCGAAATAATCATTACTAGAATCAAATGCCGATCTCTTATCAGCCTCTCCAGCAAAATAAGCATTACTATTTTGATTATCATAATAATCATCCTCTTCATTTGGATTATATCCTGAACTCTCTCCATGTGGATGTGCATGACCACCTTTGTCATACATATTAGCTAACAACTGTCCACCACTCTTATAAGAATTACTAGCCTGATTGTGTTGACCTACATCATAATTAAAGTCAGCCTTGTTAGCATCTTTGTTTTCTTTTCCTCCTCCAATAAATCCTGCGGCACCACCAAGGACACCACCAATTGCAGCTCCCCAAGGGCCAAAGGATTTTCCAGCCATAGCACCTTTCATAGCACCTGAAGCTGCAGAAGCACCTTGAGATGGTACGTCTGGCGAAGCAGTTGCACCACTAGTATCAATACCAGTAGGGCCAAAAGCTGTTTTAGCCATATCTGCAAGACCCATTGCAGCTTGAGCATAACCTCCTGCACCAACACCACCTTCAGCACCTGAAGCATCTTTAGGGAATAGGCTATCTAACAAGCCACCGCCACCTTCAAACTCATTGGACGCATGCTCAGAGCCTGACGGCTCTGCACCCATTCCAGCGTCGGCTGGAATGTTTGACGCCTGCTGTTGATGATTAGATCCATTCATCATACTACCATCTGGCATTTGATGACTTGGATTAGTTCTTGCTTCTTGCTGAGCCTTAACAAACTCTTGAGCCTGTTGTAGCCTTCCTTGTAGGTCATTCAATGTAGCAACATCTTCAGGGCTATTTCTATCATTAAATCTCTTTGCTATCATTGCACTTGCTTCTGAGAAAGATTTCCCTTTCACGTAAGTTGGCAGATTGAATTTTGACATTATATCCATGTTATGCTAATTTGTAATTGTTAATATCGTTATCGTTACCTTGATAGGCAACTGTATTTAATGCTTTAGTTAGGTTCTTATTATTAAAAGATCTATAAAAATTCTCATTTGTAAGTCCCTTATCTTTAGCTCTTTTCTTTAATTGCTCCTCAGTAATTTGCTCACCTGGTTTAAGACCAATTTTTTCTCTGAATTCAGAAAAGTTACCGTAAGCTTCATGAGGTTTTTGCATATATCTTAAAACATCTCTTCCCATTTGAGATTTCTTCATAGACTCTCTACCTTCTTGCTTGAAGGGATTACCTAATACATTCATTAAGTTTTGTCCTTGAGCTGAATCAAATAAAGACGCATGTACAGTTTCGTGAACTTCTGCACCAGTATCATCTTTATGCTCCTCTCCCATGTGTATCTTATTTTCTTTAGGATCATACGATCCTTTAGATCCACCGGTATTACCTCCTATAACTTTATCGGCACTAAGACCTTTAAGTATCATGTTATCTATATCTTCATCACTAAGATCAGTCTGATCTTTCATTAGTTTTCTAGTAATTGGATCATTGTATCTATCTAAAAACTTCTGAGAACCCTCACTTTTAACCTGACTTTGAAAATCTACATCTTCATTTGGATTAGAAGATACATAATTATTATTAGGCATGTGTTGTTTCCTTACATCTGGTAATTCAAAATGTTCTGTAACTTTTTCTAATCCTCCATAAGCGTTTGTCTTCATTTCAGATTTAGGAAATGTTCGTGGTAAGTCTGGCTTTATGTTGGATACTGGGTTTTTAGTTGGAGGATCTAATTCCCCTCCGTTCTCGAATAAATTAGATTTAGATCCATCACTACCTGTATGGATGCCATCTAATGAGAAAGAATTGGAAAAGACATAATCGTTCCATTTAGTTTCTCCTTCTTCAACGAGATTAGGTTTACCATTTGCTCCGACTCCTTGTGGAATACCACCAATAGGATTCTGCTCATGTGAACCTCCATTTTCAAATATAGTTACTAATTGATCAGCCCCAGATAATCCAGACATCTGACCGCCTTGCTCAAACTTATTACTATCAAGGAAATCTAATCCCTCACTAGCAGGTATATTTTTTATTAAGTTATCTTTTAAATTAACATGACGAGGTTCTTTTATTTGCTGAGGTTTTGCTACTTGTGTTGCATCCTGCTTAACTACACCTTGACTTCTTTCTGAAGTAGGTACTTTGTTTATTTTTGAAACAGGTTGACCTTCTTGAATATTTTCTTCGCTATACTTATCGAAATGCTTTCTAAATTTATCAAGATACTCATCTCCTGTTAGATTTACAGCTCCAGGTACTCTGAAGTTTTTTGGATCTTTAAGAAACTTACGAGCATTTCCTGCTCCTAAGAAGTGTATGATTGCAGATATTTCATTAACATCTTTGTCAGATCCAAACTCTTTTATTAATTTATTGGCATAATCTTCTCCGTAAGTATATCCAGTAAGCTTACCACTAATAGCTTTATCCATAATAGCTTCCTGAAGGTCATTATTATTCATAAAGTCTCTCTTGGAAATACCTTTCATAGAAGGATCCTTTTTTATAAGCTGATATAAAAAATGATACTTACCAGCAGCACTAGAAAGTCTTTTACCAGTCTTAGGATCTATTCCAGTCTGTAAATATTTACCACCAGAAGATTCAATCATACTTATAGCATGCTTGTAAGCCTTAGAGTTAAACCCAGACTTTTTTCCTTTATCTTTATCTTTATCGTTATCTCCTATTTCCAAGGTTTTATCTTTTGAAATTTAACTGTTAATACATATGACTTAGTATCATAACCTATAACTACTGTTCTCCAGCCTTTCCAGATTCGAATACCGAATATTTTATACGTTACTATCTTGCACTGACTGTATCGGAACATCAGTTTATCTTTTCCCTTTGCGTAGAACCACATGAAGCCTTCACCTATTATAGAAGTCTCATAAGATATCTCATCACCTTGACTAACCTGCCACTTCTCTTCCCATGGGAATTTAGGCATAAACTTCAATCCTGCACTTTGAATCCATACGCCATCCTGTTCTAAATGAGTCCTAAAGTCTTCATTAAGTTTAAATAACTTATCAGTAACAACATTAGATCTCTCTATATTATTGTTTCCAACTTCTGCAGGAGTAGAATCTACTAAAAATTTAGATCTCTTTAGGTTCCATACAGCATTTCTTGTATGCCATTTATAAGCAATCCAAAAATTCTCTTTTTTATAATTTGGGTGACCACCTTTTCTTAATATATAAGATGAGTAGTCTGGTGCCCAACCTTCTTTAGCTTCTCTTTCGTCATCCATCCACCACCATAATAAACTACTAGTTCCTTTAGATTTGAATATCCAAGCAAATGGAAAAATTAACCATGCTGTTAAAAAACCAAAAGCCCCGACAAATACGGAGCCTCCCAGCCATTTTAAAATACTATTTCTTTGTTCCTTATTATAACGCATAATACAAATATATGAAATAACACTTAATTTGTCAATATTCTATATCACACACTATTAAGGTTGAGTATAGAATATTGTTATGTCATGTAAGATTAAATTTCTTCCATCTGTATTTTCGAATATGAACTCAGCAAATCCCCAAGCACTACGAACTCTCTCGCGAGTATTAGATTGACGAGGGAAATTTATCTTCCAATTCCTGAATTTCTTCCACATATTTTGTCTCATTACTAATGAAACTTCACCAGAATCCTGATAATCATTATATACGCGAACCTTAGTTAATCCCTGATTTGGTAGTTCAATACCATTCTTAGTAAGCTCTAGCTTGAATGTAGCACCATTAAGTATTATCTCATTTCCTTGAGGAGCAACATGAAGTGTAATTGAGCTTCTGAATGCTGTGCCATAGAAATTATTAGCATCACCTTTAAAGTGTTCCCATAAGGAAACGCTCGAAGGGTTTGTAGAGATCAATACAGAACCTTTGTTTATATACCATGCTGGCTTATATCCATAGAAACTAACGAAGGCACTTATCTTTTCGTTGAACCCTAAAGTAAACGAATCTGTTGACTGCAAAAATGTAAAGTAAACGTCGTTGTTGACTGGATTGTATCCTAATGATACTCCAGTTTTTAGTACAGCGTTATCCTTTTTCAAGTCATTGAAGTTAATTCTATTAATTAATTCATGATGGAATCCGTGAGCATCAGATAGTTTACCTACATTAGCTCCGTCAAATGCCATAATACCTCTATTGATTATATCTATGAAGTAGAATGCTTTGTCAGCAGTAATTACACCCCATTTATTTAAACATCCACTTGTGGTACTTTTATAATTGTAATCATGTAGTATACCTCCAGTACCTAACTCAAGACTTATTCCATCATTTCCCGGAACTTGAACTCTAGGATTAATAGCAATGTGAGCAACAGCAGTATCTTGCAAACAGAATATTTCATCATTTAAGTTTACCACGGCATTAATTGGTCCAAACTTTCCGTCAAGATCCATAGTTTCATTCTCAAGAAAATCAGTCCATGAGTCAATAAATTCTCCCGGAATCTTCTCTTTAGAAGACATTAATCTTCCATCAAACTCTTGTATTTTCTTTATCTTAGTACCTTGACTAATCGACTTAATTAAAGTTGGCTGTTGAGAATATACTGTATTGTATTTTTGATACTCCTCATATTTTGGTTGCCATCTGTTGTCCCAACTACCAATAGATAAGTCATTTCTATTCTTAAGGTCAATAGTTGTTTCAACTTTTATTGACACTATCTCTGATACAATATTATAATCTGCATCTACAATCTCTGTATTATCTTTAACCATTTTTGTAAAAGTGAATGTATTTACGAAAGTATCACCTGGAGATGCTATAAAAATAGAATTTGTATTTATTTCTGTGAAAGATCCTATTTCAATGTAGGATGCATTAGCTTTAGATTCAAATGACATCCCTCCGTACATACCTCCAGTATAGAGTAGGTAGTTTTCTTTTACAAATTCAGCAATAAGCACACCATTTGTAGCACCAGTTGAAGCTGCTATATGAATATCCTCAATACTTTTTCTAGAATCTATTGGAGCTGTTGAACTGTCATCGCCTTCAGCAAATGTGATACACTTTGCACCAATAGTATTACAACCTCTTATTTTTCTATTTATATCTTTATTTATTCCATCAGAAGTAGTTTTATCAACCCAATTATCCATTCTCATTGACTTCAAATTGTTAGCGTATCTAAGTCTGGAGTCATTATTATAATCAGTAAAGTCTGCACCCTCTTGTGTTAATTCAGGTGAGCCATATATATCCCATTCGGTTTTAACATTTGCAGGATTAAAATTACCTTCAAACTGTCTATAAACTTGATGTGTAGCATGATCATTTTTTGAATTAGTTGGCCCAAAGAATCCTACATCAGATAAATTACTAGCTTTACCAGATTTAACTTGAGGTGTATCCTGACCTAAGGTTGCACTAGTAATACCATTTATAAATATAACCTCTTGGTCGCTAACTGATGTGATTGGGTTAGTTTCGGTTGACCAGTTAGCTAAGTAATTCTCCTCCATCAATCCTTTAATTCTTAATTTATAACTAGAATCTATTGGGTTGTCTCTAAATAATACTTCAGGACTAAAGAACTGCATTAATCTATTGTGTTGGAAATTCTGTGCTCTCCAGTTTGTACTTGCTTTAGCTTTGAATCCTTCAGTTTCTGCACTTCTTTTTAAATCATCAGATGAACTATCATTCTCACTTCTCCATGCAGTCTCATGATAATCTGTACATGCTACGAATGGCTTAACTGTTTCAAACAGTCTTGTCATTGATGGCAATATATCAGATTTAGTAGCGTTAGAGTTATTTACTGCCTCTTTTCTTGAAGCTAATGATGTATATTTAGATCCGTGAACGTAATTTGCTATCATTGGATTGATAAATCCTTGGGCAAATATTGTTTGATCAACTAAAGTTCTATCAGCTCTTAATATTTTATATCCTATTGGCTTAACATCTGATGTTGCAAAGTTTGATCCAGTATTTAACCAGACATAGAACTCAGGGGTAAGAGTAACTCTCAATTGATTGTAATTTCCTTCTAAGTTTCCTTCAGGTGCACGCACATCCATAATCCATGAAGGATCTGATGTTTGCCCTCTTCTGTTGTAAAACTTAATACCTAATCTATAAAGCTCTTGATCTTTTAAGAATTGTAAATTTGCAGCAGCATCGTCGGATAAATTGCCTTGAACTACCTCTACTTCTACATACTTCCCCGTTGCTCCTAAAGTGGATCCATCATCTTGATACTTCTGAGTATCATAATTCTTATTCACTGAATCATGTCCAGTAGGTAATATAAAATCAGGACCAGTTACAGTCGAAGTGAGTCCTAGTACATTTAAGAAATCATCTACATACGCATTATCTAATACTTGAGCAACAGGCTCAGAAGTAAATGAATACGCTCTAGTATCTAAATCTACTTCAAATCTACTTGAAGTAATATTAATAGGGAATAATCTATTATCTTTTGTTGCTATATGCTTTGGTACAATAGGATCTGATCCTAAGAATACAAAAGCCTCTAATGATATAGCTTTTTGAGAAGATCCATCGTCCGTAATAAGCATAGATGAGTAATTATCAATCTGCTTATCTGCAACAATACTTATTTCAGGATTCTGATTAAGTGAAGTGTATTTTATAGAATATAGTTTTATATTTGTAAATTTGATATCAATATTTGGAATATTAACTTGGACAGACTTCCCAAGGATTTCATTAACATCACCTCCACCTAATCCATTACCTTTATCAATAGCGGCTAATTCTGAAAGAGGAGAGACAGTTGTTTGTGCTCCATTAAGGATATAAAGTCCATAAGCATATTGAATTTGACCTGAAGTGTGCGATCCACCTGAAATCACACCATCAATAGAAGGTTGAGATAAAGTGAATGTTGATACAGTATCAATAGAGCTTGCACTTAAATCAATTAAGTTATCTCTATCGCCATTAGCAATGCTTTGTCGTAAGTTTAAGAATCTAAGTTGATGTGCTCCATCAACAAAGTATATTTTTTGTATAACTGAGTTTTCGTAATTAAACAATATTTGAACTAGGTTATTCTTAGATAAACCTAAATTATTCATGTATAATAAAACTAAATCAAATGTTCCGTCATTAAGATTAGTAAGCTCCCAGAAGCAATCCCATCCATTATCATCTGTAGTAACAATCAACGCGGAATCTCTAAGCTCTTTTGTACCAATGATTATTTGAGTCCCAGAAGTTAAGGATACTGGAGATCCAGTAGTATCTACATAAGTCTCTTCTAACTCACATCTTGGAATCACATTAGTTACAGTTGCATAGTCTAAATATTTTGTAGTTGAACCAACTGTATATGCAATCCTAGTATTATCGAAATCAAATACCGGAGTAGGAATAGAAAAGACTATTTCATTACCAGCCTCGTTACTAACTGCAAACGAACTCTTTTGATCCGTTGCTAAAATTCTTATGTTCTGTGCATCAAAGTATTTGTCTGTCTGGAGATCACTCGCCAAGTCTTTAGACATCCCTTGATAACTTGCCTCGTGTTTTTTTATCATCTTAGTTGATTCTCATTTGTTCCTGAGCACCTAAGAATTCAAATCTTCTTTTGAATTCAGTAGTACTTGGAAGGATTTGTGTAATCATATTTGTTAATGCTTCCATCTCATCTGCACTTGGCAATTTAAGATTAGCATCTGCTTGTGCTACATTGAAACAGTAATCAACTTCAGCTTTGTGTAGCTTTCTGTCTGACACCATGTCCATATCATTTAATATATCAAACCATTTCCATTTAATATAACTCTCAACACATCTTAATAGTGTTTCATTGTCTAATACAAGTGGGTAACATTCGTCATCAGTAGCAATAGCTTTGTAGATAATATGTATTGTTCCTGTTTCAAAATTAACACTAACGTATTTACTATTCAATCCATATGTATAATCTATTCTACTAGGAAGCTCATTACCAACGTGAAAGAATTCTTGAGAAATATCTTCTGTTGCTGTTAACGGAATAGGTGCTCCACCTTGATCTGTTCTGGCAATACCTTCGACTGTAATCATATCGATAGGTTTAAGTGCTCTGTAATTAACTACATTTAATCCTTCTCTTCGTGTTACAAAGATAGATGGAGCTTCAAGTATTCTTAATACTTGTATCGCGTTATCTACAATAAACTCATAGCTTAGATCCTTCATTAAAGGATTTCTCATAAGCCTATCAGCTACCATTTTTATACTTACTAAATTACCTGTGCTTGCCATGTTATGTTATTTTAAGAATGCATCAATGAGTCCTGCAAATATAGATCGTGATAATTGACGTTTCAGATCTCTATTAAAACGCATCTTATAAATGCTTTTGTTTTTAAAGTTTGCTTTAGATCTCTTATAGAATATTCTGAATGTGTGACCATCAGTATGCTCATTTGTATATCTAATTTTTGTTTTCTTTTCTCTAGCCCTTTTATTTTCTGCCCATAACTCGCGTGTAGCTTTCCAATTAATCGGTAGGTTGTTTATAATGTTACCTTCTTCATCAATTTTGACTTCGCTTTTAACCTTTCTTAATTCCACTTTTCCTACTTTATAAGGAAAGAAATACTCAGCTCCTTTGGTAGAAATTCTATCTCTTACATGTCCGTTATATTCTCTTAATACTTCTCCGTAAGTAACTCGTGATACTAATGCTTTCATTTCTGGATCTGAAGCAAAGTGCTTATAAAAATCCCCACTACCAAAATCAGCCTTTACTCTATGTAATCTTACGTCTGGTTTATTCTCTATCATCTGAAGCATTATTATTTTTATCACCTGGAATACTAAATGACTTGGTTAAATCTTTTACTATCAAATCAACAACCGTATCAGCCATTGCACCTTCAATTGGATAATCAATATCCCATATATCTGTTGTAAGGTTGTTAGCATCGCATGACAGGTCATTTGCCGCATCAGGATTCTCGAATATATCAGTAACCTTTATAGTCTTAAGGAATTTATGTTTATTGTCCTTAGAGATGAGATATAGCTTTCCACTAAAATCAACTGCACAATAAGTTAAGTGTTGAGTAAACTTATTCTCGAAAAGAAATGGTACTCTTTCAATAGCAACAATGTTTATTTCTATTTGAGTACTGTCAGACTTGCGTACATTAAGAGGGCCTTCTTTTCCTTTAATCTTTATAGACTTAGGTAAAGCAACAGTGGTCGCAAGTATTTTGCCACCACAAGAATATCCGTCAACCTTATTGACTAATTCTAAACTCATACAGAGTTCTTGCTTAATTTCAATTGGCATATGCCATCCATTTCTAGCGTACTGTTGTTTCAGCAACATTGCTCTCTTGAGGTCTATAAGAGAGGATACAAGTTCCTCAGATATCTTTGTATCATCGCTAATTATATTTAGCTTCTCATAAACATTATAGATTAGTTCTCTTTTAGTCATTGTGTTTATTAATATAATCTACCACCAAACCAGAATGTCCCATCTGGATTAACATAGATTTGTGTTATATTAGATCTGCCTTGCTCATCAATCATGTTTATTGCAAAACCATTTGCCCATTGTGCCTTCATTGGGCGAGTAGCATAATTAAACGCTGCTGTTGAAAAATCTGCACATGAGCCAATATTAAATGCAGACATAAGGCCTTCACGATAATTCTGGATCCTATGTGTATGCACATAAGCACAAGATGCTCTCAACTTATCTAAGTGAGCTTTAGCATTGTGAATACTAAAGTATATTCCGTGAAATATCTGGAAATCATTTCCAAGTACAAAATAATCTTGTGACCATTTGTTCTTTACCTGATAACCTCTTTCTTCTAATAACATACCATCCATAGGAGATAACAAAGGAGTCTTTGCATTATCCATATTATTCATCCAACGGTTATGTCTGTCCTCATGATTACCATACATATAAGTCTTCCAAACATCGTCAGGTAATTGTTGCTCGAATAAATCTAATTCTTCATTACAAGCATCATACTCCATGTCAAGTGTTAATCCCGGGACTGCTGTGAACCTTCCTTTATCATGTGAAGACAAAGTATTGATATCAGCAAAATCACCCATTAGGTGAAATCCTTTTATGTTATATTTATAATCACGCATCAGGTTTCTAATACCTGCGTGTAATCTTTGATTGTGAAATGGAACATGATTACATCCAAGTAATATATGCATTCCAACTTGATCTTTAATAGGAGGAACAATACCAGACTTTGGATTCTTCCTTTTTGAAAGAGTAGGTGCGAATGGTGTAGCTTCTAATTTCTTTCTATTCTCTTCAACAGTATCTCGGAAATCTTCTACTAAAGATCTACTTAATAGTGGTTTACTCTGTTGATGTTTTAATTCATTTTTTACTGCTTTCTTTGCTTCTTTAATAAGGTCAAATGGAAATGTTCTGCCTTCTTTGTTTAAGAGTGCATACGCACAAGCTTCATTTCCTTTTTTTAAATAACCTTTTTTATCACGAAGAAAGATTTTAATAATTTCTAAATTTTGCATCTAATATCTTTTAGTTAAAAATATGTTTAATTACAAATATAGTTTAAATTGTAATACAAGTCAAATTATTGTGTCATTACTTTATGATACACTATTTATTAGCAAACATTAGTATAATGATATTGCCATACATATTAATCCAAGTAATCCACCAAAAGCCATTCCTATAAGAAAGTTTGTTGAGTTAAAACGTTTGCTAACACTAAATATATCCAATATGTCATTTAGTGCTTCCTCTTGGGTTATCTCGTTATTTTTAACTAATCTTATTATTAGCTTTATTCTGTGTTTATCCATACTGTATATATTCTTTACATTATATTACTGGAGCTGGGCATAATAAATTAGTTCCATATCTATTACAGCTTTTTGAGTCAAGAAAAAATCCAAATTCATCAGGTCTTAGAGCTAGTAATACTGTGTAACGTGTTGTATTTAAAGTCTGATTGGGAGAACGAAATCCTGGCAATGTTACTTTATAGGTTGTATTTTCAGTTAAAGTTTCTCCATTAACCCAAATTCCATTTCCAGTAAGTTTTTGAATAACCCACAAACCTGGAGCTGAGTTTGTATCAATCCAACAAGATGTTGTTGTTAAAACTTCAAAAATAAAAGTACTATAACATTCATCAGAACTTGTTGATATAGAATTAAATACTCCATCTCCAGTGGCTACAACTTCTTTTTCTAATATATTTATACTTATTTGACCCATATTATTGTGTAAATAATCCAGAGCCTACATCAGACACTGAAAAGTTAAAAGTTAAATTCTGTAAAGTCTCTACTAATAAATCCGGAACATAAACTAGATATCCTGATGCAATTTCCGCAACAGTTACTTCTTGATTTACAATAACATTAGTTCCATTAAATTTTAATGTTCCATTTGCAGGAAGAGTAAGTATCTTTACTTTTGATGGAAAATCTCCTTCAGGATCTGCATACGGAGGAGTAGTTTTTGTTGTGAAATCTGCTACTGTAAATAGTTTTGCATCTCCATAACTAAGAACAAATGTATTGTTACCAACTACGCTAGGCGGTTGATTGACTGCACTTGCAACTGCTATTGTGATTTTACCAGTAGATAAGCCACTCAATGAATTAGAACCAATATCAGCAGCATCAAACTCGAAAGTATAATCTCCATCACCTGCACTAACATAAGTCAGATTACCAGTTGATATTTGACCAGAGCCTACTTGATCTCCTAATATGATATCAACACCATTTAGTTTCAGTGTACCAGTAGCAGGCAATGACAATATCTTTATATAAGATAATGCATCGTCTTCTGGATCTGAATACGCTGGTGTAGTTTCTGTTGTAAAATTAGCTAACGTAAATACATGAGTTGCAGCAAATGCAATACTTATCGTGTTAGCTCCTATTTCAGTTGGTCGTCCATTCTGAAGACCACTATTAGTTATTGTATATAACATTGTTCATTATTTTGTTGTGTTCAGTTTACATGAACAGTGATTATTATTGAACCCAAATTAATGAGCCAGTATCTCGAACACTAGCATTAAAGGAGTCAGTTGCAATTCCATTATTATCTGATGCTATGTGATAGAAAGCTCCTGAAGCTAACTCTGCATTAGTTATGATTTGACCTGCTACAACTTGAAGACCTAAATAGTAATATATTCCTGTGTTTGCATCTGATATCTCATCAATTCTAATTGCATCTAATGCATTTGTCTCTGGATCAAAATAAGGTGCTATTGCTTCTGTGGTAAAGTCTGCCACTGTAAATATAGTAGTAGTTCTATTACCTGCGTATTGTGCTCTGTCTCCCACTGTTGCTGGTTCATTTCCTGTTGTTATTGCATCTACTGTAACTGTGCAAGCTACCGTATTAGATTCTAATGGTAATTGAGAATCTCTATCATAAACAGCATAAGTAAATGAAGTCCCGTATCCAGTATCAACATTCCTAGTATAAGTAAGCAATGTAGGATTCGCGTATAGTGTTTCTATCACTGCAGTAACTCCATTGTATTTTAATGTTCCTTGTGCTGGTAAAGTTTTTATTATTAAGCTTCCTGCAAGACCACCTGCGTCATCAGAGTATCCTGATAATAAGTCTGCATAAGAAAAAGTATAAACATCATCTGGATCTGGAAGAGTAATTGCACTTGCAGTAATTGTTGGTGCAGTATTACCATTCGAGCCTATAATGATTTCTGGTACAGTAACAGTACTATCTACGTATCCTTGAACTGCTTGTTTTTCTAAGCATATAAAAGGGCTAGTTCTTTGTAATTCTGCAACCATAGAGTCAAGTCTTTGAAGACATGGGTAGGTTGGAGAATAGCACGCGTACTTATATATCAACTTCAGTAAATGAACTTGATCTGTATTCGCGTCTCCATAGTGTTCCAGTCTGGCTGAAACGTTATTTACGGATGTTATATATATTCTTGCATCTTTCTCTTCCATTATACTGCGGCTAATACACAATCAATAACTCCTACTGAAACTATATTACCTGCTGTTGAAACGACAGCTTCTATGTCATCACAAGCATCACAATCAGAAGTCTCGATAGTAATTATTAAGTTGTTAAGGTTTGTAATTGCATCTTGAAATCTACCTAGTATAAGAGCATTCTTTGTTGCTTCTAAATACAGGTCAAATAATAATGCGTTTTGGAAATTTCCATTACAAGCAAGACAAGACAAATCTATATTTGCTACAAGTTGTGCTTGGACTACATAATATTGTGTAAGGTTGAATGTTGCTGTCATTAATACTTCAGGTTCACTTGTAGTGATCTGAAGAAAGTATATTCCAGTGAATAATGAAAGTCCAGCGTCTGCTGCTGTAATTGAAATACTTTCTACTTCACTTGCTCCTGCTAATAAAGCAGATAAGTCAACTGATGAAGAAGGATCTTTGTATGTGGAATCTGTCCATAGTAATATCTCTGTGACAGTTTGGCCAACAGTTACATTTACGTCGAGATCAATAGTAGCGAGATCAGTAGCTACCAAGAATTTTGTTACATTTATAGACATTGTTTTATTTTATTGAGTTAATAAAAAAAGGGACTGGGAAATAAAGCTTCCAGTCCCTTTGTTATTTAGTTATCTAAGTTTAGTCTAGACAGCCTTGATAGTTGCAACAGAAGCTGCTCCTAAAATAGTGTTTAAATCAGCAATAACTCCATTTACATTTGCATTTGGTGCAACAGCAGTAGGTAAAGCGATCGTTAATCCTTTCTTAGATTTCTTAGCCTCATCTCTACCTTCGTCGAAATAAGAAATTTCTATGATATCATAAGAACCTGAAGCTACAGAAGCTAATCCTGGTCCAACTATGTTGTTAGGATAACCATTAAGTCTGTAAGTATCTCCTCTTTCACCTAATAAAAAGTATTCCATTTCAACTACTTGGTATCCTGTACCTACACCTGCACTGAAAGGAGTCGTAACTGTAACAGTTGGGTAAGTAGTACAAGAGATATCAACTGTGAAATCATCATATACTTTGATTTTCTTATCTCCGTCGAATCCATTAGCATCTAATTTACCAGTAACAACTAAAGCTGCAGTAGCTCCAGTTCCAGTTTTGGTAAATGTAAATGAAGGATTAGAAGAAGCAGTTGCTCCAACTTCACGAGAGAAATTACGATTCAAAGATAAGATAAGACCATCAACGATAGCTTCTTGATCATCACCAGAAACAGCTTTGTAATATCCTTGTTTCAAATAAATATCTTCTGGAGATAAAGAACCATGTCCTTGTATCTCGATATTTACTGTATAAAGACTTGCAGCATCAACTGTCAATGCAGAGATAGTCACTGCCTTTGGAGTTGCAGCAGTATAAGCTACTGAACGAACATCTAATACATTATCTGTTTTGATGGTATCACTAGAGATAATGTTTCCTAGTGCATCCTTTTGGTACATTTTAAAAGCTTTTCCAGCAGCTACTGCACCTCCATCAGCTCCTAAAAGAACTAAATCATTTGCAACACCAGCAGACTTAAGTGTCGCTAAAGATGTTACTGTTGCTGCAGGTGCCTGACCTACGTACATGTGTCTAACTTGGTTTTGACCAGCTAATCCCATAATAAAAATTGTTTTTAATTAATAAAATTGTTTATGATACTGTTTTCAAATGTATGAAGATAGTATCACATCTCCAAACATTAAGTTATTTATTTTCTAAACCCTTGAATCTAACTTCAATCTGGCTTGTAAAGTTCCATCTCTATAATCCAATACAGCATTCTCTACAGCTATATTTATAATTTCCCTGTGAGATAATTGCCCTAATTGACAAGTGGCCTGTGCTGTCTTACCTTGGATTGTTAATCCTAATCCTGCTACATCATCAGTTAATGTCAAATCAGAAACTATTATTGGAGAAGGATAGGCAATGAATCGGACGTTATATTGAGATAATGTTTGTGTGGAAACAATCTCAACTGTTGTCTTCGAATTCTCTTTGACTAAATCTAATCTCCAAGCCTTATTTCTATTTGGCTTTCTAAATGGATTGTTCCTGCTTACCATAAACTCATCATGAGTAGTAGGTAATACTGGGATTATCTTTCCATCTAAAGCTCCTCCTGAATCAGATATGGTTGCAGTCTCCAATACAATATACATTGCATCATTACTGATCTCATAGAATACAGATTCACTCACAAGCCCCCTTGTCGATGATACTTGTGAGCTTATCTTTTCATCCTTAACTAATTCATTTAACACTCTTCTAGCTTTTTCATTAATCTCAAATGAAGAGGTTGGATCTTTTGTAGCGTCATACTGCATCTTTACATATTGCTCTTGAGCAACAGTTAGATAGGAACTAATTTCGAATGTATCTAGTCCAGGTGCTCCTTCGAGAGCATTGTTGTATCTGAGATTAAACTCTTCTTTTAATTCCGTTGCAGTCATTTATCCTACTTTAAATTATGTTTAAGTTTTGCTTCTAATGACAATCTCATTTCTTGACCTAAGTTACTTGCTAAATATTTAGCAGCAATATCTAAGTATGGAGTATCTCCATCAGAAATAGGTTCATCATCTAAAGTATAAAACTTTTTATCTACTTTACTTATTGCTCCAAATTCGTAACAAGTTTCAATTAAAACTTTAGTTTTAAGATACTCATCACCCATTATAGAACATAATAAACTTGGGTTCTTCTCAAGTTCTTTGTGTAATTCAGATTGTAAGAAATCTAGTTTATGAGATCTGTTAGTATTTCTACCTAAGTTTCTCAATGTGTAACGTAACACTTCTTTATCATCTTCATACTTAACATACAATTTGTATGCCTGCACTTTATTACCAACCTTATCAATCTCCTTAGCCATTTGTTCTGACTCTGAAGTTATTACCCATCGGTTAGTAGCTCTATGTTTAATTTCACTTAAATTGTTTGCTACTATTGGACATGCCATTAAGACTTTCATCTTGATATAATCATAAGGATCTGACTTCTGCAGTCTTAATTCATCCTTACTCAAGTAGATTGGTAGGATGCCCATTTCGTAAGCTCCACCTTTATTTCCATTTCTATCTTTCTCTTTCCAGAAATCTCCATATATAGAAAGATCAACTCCATTAAGAATACTTTCTAATCCTGCTTTCTCTACATTGGTTAGGATATTCTTCATCTTTTGATTATCCATTGTTGGAGCTGGTATTGCTACCTCTGCTCCGTTAAGCATGCCTCCGTATGCTACATGTTTGATATCTTTGATACCATTAGCTTCATTCGGTAAATACTTTACTGATACTATTTTGTCTTCTAAGAAGTCAGTACGAACTGCTTCTACTTTTTTAGCTACCGCCATTTTAATTTGTTTTAACTTATTAATGATTCTTCCTTCCTTATGTTTGAGGTGATTACGGCTCACCATCCTAAAGCCCTTATTTAAAATTACCCTCGTCGAACAAACGAGGGTAATAGTTACTCTTATTCTACTACGCTAACACGTAAGGTATAATAGAAGCAGTTCTTGATGGATCATATACTACAACACCTAATTGGCACCATTTAGTAATTGTTCCAGAATCTTCTAAAGTTCCCATGTTACCGTTATTGATCGCACCAGTGAAAGGATTTCTGAAACCCCATTGGTATCCTCTGATCTCTTCAGCACCTTTAACCTGAACCTTTTGGATGTTTGGCTCACTAGGAGTACCAACATAAAAGATATCAAATCTATAAGATTCAGCAACTCCACTAGATCCAGGGATCTTTATTGTGTTACGGATCTTATCATCGTAGAAATCATCTACTTCTAATTTCACTGTTACACCGTTTGGAGCCATATACTCTGTGAACTGGAATCCAGCAGCCAACGCATTACTATGTAATGGAGAGCTTGTAGATTTAACAGTCGCAGGATTAGTTCCAGGTACGCCTACGTTAGTTGCCCAACCTGAAGTTGTAGCTAACACAGCTTTATGGAATTCAGCAGCACCTCTTTCTCCTGTACGAAGAATAAATACTCTGTCAGAGAATCCTAACTTTCCTTCAGATAATCCGAAAAGGATTTCTTCTAACAATTCAATAGAGAATGTGTTATAGAAGTAAGTGTTAGATTGTTCCATTTGCTCACGGATACCAGAACCTATCTTGATACTACGACCAGAT